CGCCTGGCAAACTAAGTTCGTAAAGCGTTATAAGGAGGAGTTGAAAATACGTGATACTAAACGTCAAAGTTTAAAGCGTGTACGTATGTTCAAAAGGCGTCTTGGTTATTGGAGTGGCGAATGAGCTTATCTTTCTTACAAAGCATAGCGCTGGCTGACGCACAGCGCACACTTAGCGAGGAACATAGTGTGGTCATGCAACCAAGCCACTTTCGCTTTACCAATCTAGCTTTTGCCGTGCGTTGTGGTATTCTGCAAATTAACTTGAACCCTATCGTAACGCAACACGTAAGGAGAAAGAGCATGGGTAACGGCGTAACAGTAAGCAACACAGCATCAGTGAGCCAGCAACAAATTATCGACTCGCTAACAGCACAACTAGCAAAGGCTAATGAGCGTGTGAGGGAGTTGGAGGCTTTGGCAGAGGAAAGGGCTGAATTTATTATTAACGCATCGAACATGGAAAGCGCCAATGAAGTATACGAAAGATGCAAGTTTCCTTTAAAAGTAGCTATAAACAAATTCGCCATAGAGAAGAAGATTGAAGGTATTGAGTCCTCAATAGCGTACGCGGAAGGCAAGTCGCACTTCGTGGATGTATCAGACCTGCAAGATTACATCGAACAACTACGCAAGGAGCAAGAGTGATGTTCAGAGCCAGCTACATATTCTACACTATGAAGTTCGCACCGAAAATTATTGACAAGAAATCGAGTAAGTTTTGGCGCAACATGTAAGGAGAATAAATGAGGGTTAACCTAACCGACCCCAAGAGTGAAACCTTCTGCTGTGGTACACTGTGTGAAAAGCGCAAAGCGCAAGCGCACATTGACCACATGCAAAGGGTCATTGATGGGTGCCACCAGCTTCTTAACTATGGTGACATGCCGGAAGACATAGTGGCAGAACTTAAATCGCAATTAAGCGAACTAACAACTAAGGATTAATTATGATTAAGCGTAAATACTTCTTTTCTGTAAGAGTAGCACATAACGATGATAGCGGTGATTATAGCTGGTGGCATGATATGATAACGCGCACATCGCTAATGCCTGAGCAAGAAGCAACCATGGAAGTTATTCGTAGGGATGCCATGGTAGTGCTTGCAGACCGTGTACCAAGAAGAATTTCACGTACGGATGTGGAATTTGTATCTTTTAATAGAATTTAGTTGATGTGTGTCAAGTATGATGTATAATGTATTTATCAGTTAGGCAATGGTGCTTAACAAAACCAAAAGGTGATAAATATGAACGTATCAATTAAAATTGTTGAAAACTTAGCTAAAGGTGACATTGTTTTTTCTTTTAACAACACTGAAGCTATGCTTGAAAAGGCAATCGAAGCTCAAGAGCAGCTAACTATCGAAAGCTTCGCGCTTACTGGTGGTTTAGCAGTTGTCACCCCTATGTTTGAGTATGATGAAACTGAAGCTCATAACTTCGTTCATACGGTAGTTGCTAAAGGTGACGCAGACTTCGACGGTTACTTAATCATTTCTTAAACTAAACAAAAGCCTGGCTTAGCGGCCAGGCTTTTTTGTATCTGCAATAAGGTGATAATATGAAAAATTTTAATGGTGTGTATATTCGCTGTGACCTTGGTATTTGTAAGGTGCTAAGTGCAATACCCCTTAATAACCCACCTACGGTACACAGCGACTACATCGTTACTGTTGACGCTGGTAGTATGCCTGTTGAGTTTAAAGCGTCGTACGCAACCTTACAGCGCATTTACTGCGAACCTGTGCCTGGCGTTGCGCTACTTGGTAAACCTGTTATCATATGTGATGAAAACGGTTACGATTTTAACAATCTAAATGACGTATTAGCTAGCGAAGCATACGACCGCGAGCGCGACCTTAAATCTGAAATATTTGTGGTCACTAGTAACTCGTATCGTAACTTATTAAAAGCGGCTGAAGTGTGTACTAATACCGCCACTTATAAACCAACCGAAGTACATATCAACAAAGCTACTGATATGACTTCGACATTTATGTTAGGTTTTTTAGCAAATAGCGTTGACCTTTGACGCATCGTCTGTGATATTTGCTTTGTGGTTTGGGAATGGCTCAAACCCTTAACAAGGAAATTAAATGAAAGACGTACAAACTTTAAAAGCTCAAATGCAACTTCGCGCGGAAGACGCAGCTCGCACGATTGTTGAAATGGCTAACGCACGTGAAGATGTTTTCGGTGAAGTAGGCGAAAGCGAAAAGGTCAGTTTGGTCAACAAGTTTTGGGCCGAGTTCAACGCTCAGTTACAGGTAGAGCTTTCAAAGCTGGTTAAATAACGCAAGGGGCTTCGGCCCCTTTTTGACTTGAGGTAATTATGCAAACCGCAAACCCGCTCGACATGTTGGTCACAATGTGCCTGGCTTCATACCTTGCAAATAAAGACCCGCACGCAGCCGTTAAACGCCTGGCGCGTAAGTATCGCAACTTACATAAGGGTGATACAGGTCTTTGTACTATGCTCACAACTATTGTTGACCACGATAACCCAGTCGCGGTCGTACGTATTTCTTATTTCAAGCTAGTAGGTGTTGAATATGTCACAGAATAAAAATTGCTATTTCGAAGCGTTAGCAGCTATCGAACACTTTTATGGTAAAAAGCGTGCTGAGCGTTCGCGTGTACCCCTTATCAACCACATTTACGAAGGGTGTGCTATTATCGACACGCTGTGCTATACGTGGTTCACTTGTCGTGAGCATGAATGCGATATTCTAAAAGCTGCTTTTTGCATTCACCCAATCATACAGCCTGACGTACACAGACCTGAAATGTGGAAACCTTTGGTTGAGCATTTACCGCCACGTGTAGTTGAACTGGCTGTTAGTTATTCGCGTTGTGCTAATGCTTATCTGTGTACACCTGAAAATGATTGGGTAAGTACAACGACTGACGTACACATGAAGGTAAAGCCACATTTACCTACACGCGACACATACATTTTGCTTATGGCTGATAAGCTGCAAAATAAAAAAGACTTTGTGCGTCACCATCAGGGTAGACATGACCGTTCAAAGCAGTTAACATTCTATTTTGACTTATGGTTAAAATACTTACGGGAGAACGCATGAGACACAATAAGCGGCGTATACGTGACGGTCAAATTGAAGACTGTCTTAACTTTATGGACGCGCATAACCACGACGACGCGCCTGATGGCGCCTGGCAAGGTATTTTGGAAAATGCAGTCGATATATTTAACGAAAGCGAAGGGACTGATTTTGACAGTTACGACATGTTCATTATGTGGGTAGAATCACGAGGTACGGACGCATGAACAATATGCAAGACACAGTAAAGCAACTTGAGCTTATGCTATCAGAAAACATTCAAAAAGAGTGTTACAGACGTATTATGGAAACCCTTACGTCACAATTTGAAAAAGAAATGGCGCCAATAGTTGCAAAAGCTGTCGAAGGTGTTAGTATAGACACCGTTCGCGCATTTCATGAAGTGTATAGTATGCGCAACGAACTTGACTTAGTTATTAACGGGTAAAAATTGATGAACGAAAAACTAAAATTACGTTTGATGAAGCTATTAGCCTTAAGCGAAAGCAGCAACAAGCATGAAGCTTCAAATGCACAGCGCCGAATCGAGGCGTTGTGCGCTAAGCATAATGTGGCCATTGAAGACCTTATAAGCGAAGACGAAAAGGTTTCAACATACTGGTTTCGTTATGATTGCAAGCTAACCAAGTCAGTGCTAATTAACACCGTTTGGAAAGCTACCAATATCAGCACAATGTATCGCAGCGGCGCACGTCAGCGTCAGGTCGGTGTTGAATGCACCAAAAGCCAGGCAGCCGAAATTGAACTATGGTGGTCTGTAATGCGTGCGGCTTTTAAGCAGCACCTTGAAGACACCACAAAAGCTTTCATACAAGCCAATGACCTATACGGCGAAGCTGAAGAAAGCGATCATAACGGCAGCGATATAGACTGGGATGCGTTAGCACGCCAGCAAGCGTTAGCTGCACGAATTACCCCTACACCCGTTAACAAAGGTATCACTCATGAAAAGTAAAGTTGAAAAGACAATTGTTGACCCTACACTGTCGACGCGCACGCGTGCGATGTGTGGGGGTAAACCTAATTCAAGCAAACTTATTATGTCAGGGCCGATTGAGAAATTGGATAACAAGCACGGGCAAATTTTCGCTCATTGTAAAGATGCGATATATACCCTTGTGTTTACTGGTGATGTTCTTAAGAAGGGTTTTCTAGATGCGTACAACTCAACTCGATCAGCAAAAGCTTGAGCGCATGTACGCGCTTGAGGGTAAAGTGACCACAAAACGACAGCTTGCAAAAGCTTGCAACCTGTCGCTTGATACTGTCGACCGCTATGCAAATTATGACGAACGTTTGCACCGAATTGTTATTGGCTTTGGTCGATTGCGCTTAGAGAAGTGGCGTACAAAAATTGAACAGGTCAAAAGCATTGTCGATGCTGGTGGTGAAGTGGTCGCAGCCTGTGAAAAAATTGGCATTGCTGCCAGCACGTACTATCGCGCAGGCGAAGCGCTAGGTATTGTGGTCAAAACTAAACGTACACGCGCTGTAATACGTTGTGAGCTTGCGCACCATTACCGCCTTCAAGGTATGGGCTTTCACGAAGCGTGCAGCAAAGCGAAAGTATCACGCTCGACTTATGTTAAGTGGTGTAAGGAAACTAAATATGTCAACTAATGTACGCTTCTGGTTAGCATACATATCATATTCGTTAGCTATTGGTGGCGGTTGCTTACTGCTGCTTTTAGCTTGCGAGTTCGTGTATTTATTAACGCGCTAGCAGCACACAGCGCGTTTTTGCTGGTGGGGTAATGCACTTGTTTACCCTAAACCACAAAACCCCCTTAAAATTGCGTACAGCAACCCGATTGATTTTTATAACGGGCGGCTGTACCATTGCAAACCCGTCAATAAAAGGAAACAAAAATGTCTATAAAACATTTGAGCCAAACAGGTCATGACGCTTGTGTCGCTACATGTTGCGCCATGCTGTTAGCGTTACCCGCTGAACAAGTAGTCGATGAATTTCATAAAGACTTTACCAACTACCTTAAAACCCCTGAAGAATATTTAGCTCAGCATGGTGTTAAGGTGCGACGAACTGAGGATCGAAACACCTTATTATTCAATCGTATTTATATGTTACTTGTGCCTTCACTTAACACGCCAGGCATGTTTCATCAAATACTAGCTGACACTCGTGGTGGTAAGGTTACTATTTATGACCCTTCACGTCATTACCGTTATAGCATGTCACCTGAGAAAGGTGAGCACCAGTTATTATCATGGGTAATTGACTACGAAGTAATTGAAGCTCCTGCTCTTGATTACAAACTTGAGGAGTGAGTATGGGTATTCACGTCTTAAACAAAGGTAAAGCTGGTGAGCGCGAAGCTATCAAGTTTTTACAACCTATCATTGATAATGTTTGTGAACTTGCTGGTGTTGAGCCGATACAGCTTTTCCGAAATCAAAATCAAAGCGCTTTGGGCGGTTACGATATTGACGGCTTGCCTTGGTTAGCGTTGGAGATTAAACGTCAAGAAAACTTGCTGCTCAATAAATGGTGGGCACAAGTAACAAAAGCTTGCGCTGACAATCAAGTCCCTGTTGTTATGTTTAGGCAGAACCGTAAGCAATGGCGGTTCTTAACAATGGGTTGGATACACACTGGTGGCAGCGGTTACGTAAACGCACGCGTTGAAATGACTAAAGAAGACTTCATTAACTGGTTCGAACAAAGATTATTGCATTACATTGAGGAGACACGCAATGATTAGTATGTTAGCGCATCTAATAGGGTTAATTGGAATGGGACTTGTGGTGTTAGCGTTCTATCAAACGGTTGATGGTAAATGGGACAGCCAAAGCGATATATTTAATGTGGTCAACTTAAGCGGGGCTGTGTTTCTTATCATAAGCTTATGTGTACATTTCAACCTTGGCTCGTTTATAATTGAGGTGTTCTGGATAAGCATAAGCATTAAGGGTTTATGGCAGAATAGGCGGTCGCGAAAACCGTTAGGACTCAATACTTGACTGGTTCAGTAATTGACTTATAATAAAGGGGTGGCTTCGGCTGCCCTTTTTTGTTTTTGGAGGAAAGTAATGCCATTCACGCTTGAAGAGTTATTAGCCATTAAAGATGAAATAACTTTTAACAGAGCTTTAAACAACCTAGACCCGAACGATGACAACTTAGACAAAGTTGCTGAGATTGAGTTCTACCGTACTCACAGCAAATTTTGTGGCGAAGTAAGGGTCATATATTATGAGGATCGATAATGACCACATTTAAACCTATGTTAGCGGTTAACAGCAAGCCTGAAGACCTTAAAACTGAGCAGTTCGGTTCACTTAAGCTTGAAGGTGTGCGTGCAATATTCACACCTGAAGACGGGCTGGTGGGTCGCAGCTTAAAAGCACTTAACAATTCCGAGCTATATCAGCGCCTTGACTTTCAACGTATCGAACAATATTGCTTAGAAAACGGTATCTATCTTGAAGGTGAGCTGTACGTACATGGCTGGACATTTAATCGTATTGATAGCTGTATACGGGGTGACGGTAATATAGACGCACGCCAGCTTCAGTTCTATGTTTTTGACTGTTACGTACCAAGTCAACCGGACGCACCATTTTCGCAGCGCGTGCAGTTCTATAAGTTCGCTGTGGGTGAATTACAGCGATTAGGGTTAAACATGGTGCTAGCGTGCGAGCAAACGCTTATGCAAAGCGCTCAGGACATTACAGACGCTTACGTATGGGCAATTGAGCACGGTTACGAGGGTTTCTGTTTAAAGCGTGCTGACGGTGCATACAAGCACGGACGCAGCACGCTTAAGCAAGAGCTGTTTACGCGTATTAAACCCGAAGAAACTTACGATGCTGTCGTACTAGATATTATTGAGCGTCAGCACAACCTGTGCGAAAGCGAAGTTAACGAACTAGGTTATCTCAAAAAGCGCCAAGACAAAAATATGAAGCAAGGCTCAGGAATGGCTCAGACCGCTGTGGTGTACTGTCCGCAAATTGGGGAAATACATAAGGTATCGCTCACCAAAGGGTTAACCGATGTTGATCGTATGCGTATATGGGAAGACAGCGAGTTCTACAAGGGTAAAGTGATGCAATACGTTGGCATACCTGTGCCTGGCCAAAAAGTACCAAGGTCGCCACGTTTTGATAAATGGAGACTAGACATAGAAGCTGTTTACTTACGGCACGACCCTAGCGACAGCATTTTAATTGATTGGCAGAATGAAGCTCAAGTTTATATTGAGCAAGGCTGCGAAGAAATCACTCGTGAAATGTTCATAGACTTGTATCGGGCAGACTGGTCGCTATCACATAGTAAATAAAGTCAAACAGGTGATACAGGAAAAAGCTCGTAACCTCGTAACCTCGGAAAACACAAGCTCGTAACCTCGTAACACTTTGTTTTATAAGGAAAAATTAACGAAAGTAACCTCGTAACCTAAAAAAGCACATATACCCACTATTTTGATTGATATATGTGTATATGGTTACTTGGTTACGAGTATTAGCCTAAATAGCTATTTGAATACTAATTAATATAAATAAATAAAAATATATATATTATAAGTATATGTTTTTATTATATTTTTTTTGTTAATATTTTTAAAAAGTTAAATCAAATGATACTTTAAAGCGAGTAACATTTAAGGTTACTTTATGTGTAATTTGTGCCGCGGTTCGTGTAATCTTGTTTGAATGCGCGGATACGGTATACTTAACGAACATTAATTGTGGTCACATAGGAGACACGAAATGAGTAATATTGTACAGATGGATGAAATGTTGACTTTTGGTAAGCGACAGGGTTGGACAGGTAAACAACTACTTGATGATCCGAGCGGTCGTGACTATTTGGTGTGGGTGTATAACAACACCGACATTCAAATTGATGCGCGTATTGTTGGTGTGCTTAAGCTTATGGGTTTAATTGAATTTAAACGAATCCGCCTCAATTCGCTTATTGATGGTAAGCGCACAATTCTAAATGAAAGTCAGATGGAAATGGTGCAAGCAAACATTGATAAACTACGTGAACGGTTAGAAATAACACCACTCGATAACTTGACAGGCGTTGCTACTACTGTGCCTGGCTCATTTACTTTGCAAGGTGCTGACTGTGTGAGAACCAAATTTGACGCTGAAAAACTAAGGGAAGCTATGGCGCGTGTGGGTAATGCTAGCGAGCTTATTGGCCGTGAGGTTAGAGTGGGAGTACCTGTATCACCTAATTGCAGAAGTGCAATTAATAACCTGTCATTTTAATTAAACTTGGCTTTTCTATTGCGTATCTCGTAGGGTGTGAGCTAGTATGCTCACAAATAATATAGATTTACCTATGTTTACCCGTCAATAGTAGGAGCCAACATGACTTACGACCCTAACAGGTTTGTCACTGGCGAAGTTTCTTATAGTCAAAGCGATAAGGAGCTTCGCGACAAATTTATCGCTGAATACTTACGCGATTACAATTCATACGCCGCTTGCGTCCGTTTAGGTTATGTGGATGAAATAGCTTTAGAGCAAGCACAAATCCTGATGGAAGAACCTTATGTGAAGCGCGGTATAGCAGACGCAGAAGCTGCACGCGCTGTTCACCTAAGCACACGCGACAAAGACGACCTTTCAAATTTACCTGATGGGTTTAAACCCCATGACGAAGAAACAGACAAGCAACGAATAGTATCCGGTCTTTTTCGTGAAGCGTTTTTCAAAGGGCCTGGCTCTGCACATTCTTCACGCGTTGCTGCACTTACTGCACTTGCTAAAATTTACAAGCTTGACAAAGAAGAGAAAACAAACTCTGAAGTTTCAAATCGTGTTATGGTTGTCCCTGCTGTTGGAACTGTTGAACAGTGGGAGCAAGCAGCATCAGCACAACAAACCGAACTTAAGAAGCGAGTAGTAGAATGATCCCTAAAAGAATTACCGTACATTCCAGCGCGTCGCAACCTAAGACCTATCTAACCGCAGAAGACATTCGTAAGATGCACTTGAAGCGTGGCTGGTCTGACATAGGTTATCACTTTGTTATTCGTACGGATGGTAGCGTTGAAGAAGGCAGACCCATAAATGTTCAGGGCGCTCACGTATACGGGCACAACAAAGACAACGTCGGAATTTGCCTTGTTGGTGGTTTAAATGAAAACGGAAAAGCAGAGGACAATTATTCACGAGCACAGAAACACGCTCTTTATGCTTTAATTTGTGAACTGCACTCTGAATATGGAATACCTTATGCGAATGTATGTGGTCATAGAGATTTCAGTCCTGACATAAACAACGACGGAAAAATCACGCCTGATGAGTATATAAAAGAGTGTCCGTGCTTTGATGTTCGTGACTGGCTTATTCGTAAACTTCAAGAAAACGGGGTGATGTTATGAGTTGGTGGAATCCGCTAACGTGGGGTGAGAAAGCTACGGACAATATACTGGACAAAGACAAAGGGCTTGCTGTAAAGTTTGGTGGCTTTGTAAACGATTTGTATTATAGTGAAGCTGAAAAAGCTACCGATAATCAAACCGTTATTAAATTCGCTTTAGAGCGCCTTAAGCTGCTTGAACCATTTAAGATTGTTCAAAGGGTTATTGCAGCCGCGACGCTCTTTTTATGGCTTTTTGTGGGGCTTAACGTATGTGCTGCAATTTGGATACATGCAATCACAAAGAAAGTAACAGTGGTAGACGGGGTTGAAGTTATTACGTCAATTGATGCGCGTACTGACTTTTTAGAATTTGCTTTTAGTGATTACGTCTTCTGGCCTGTTATTTGCGTTTTTACTTTGTATTGTGGTGGCGGTGTAGCACGCTACTTCAGGAAAGACAACCAAACCGATTAAAATTATAACTGAGGACACCAGTAATGCCGCACAACAAGATAACAATAATTGAAACTATACTTTTCGCGATTTTCGCGGGGGCGGGTGGCATGTTATCCTATTTGCTTAAATCAATAAGTAGAAACGAACAACCAAAAGTTACAAGAGCAATCATTGAAGCTATGTCTTCAGCGTTTGTGGGGCTAATTGCTATGCTTGCGTGTAAAGCAATGGACATTGATGTTTATTGGAGTGGTGTTATTGTTGGTGTTTTTGGCTGGATAGGCGCTGAAACAAGTATGCTCGTTTTTACACGAATTGCTAAGAATAAATTGGGTGTAGGTAATAACAACTCATGCAAAAAGCCTTAACCAAGGAAGACAACGTCGAAGTTATTTGGGAGCCGCAAGAAGGTTCGCAAACACTTGCGATCAGCTGTCCGTGTAATCACATATTAATGGAAGGTACGCGTGGTGGCGGTAAGACTGATAATCAGATTATGTTTTTCAGAAGGTTTGTTGGTATTGGGTACGGTGCATTTTGGCGCGGAGTTATATTTGACCGAGAATACAAAAACTTAGACGACCTTATTGTAAAATCACAACGTTGGTTTAAGCAGTTCGACGACGGTGCTAAGTTTTTAAAAGGTGGCGGCGATTATAAGTGGGTCTGGCCTACAGGTGAGGAGCTGCTTTTCCGTCAAATGAAAACCGAAGACGATTACTGGAAATACCATGGTCAAGAGTTCCCTTATATTGGGTGGAACGAATTAACCAAACAACCAAATTCGAACTTGTACGATATGATTATGTCCTGCAACCGTTCAAGCTTTCTACCAAGGGAGCATACTCCGCGTGAGCTGCTCACGTTTGATAATGAAGGTAATATTATTGACGGGTTATTACCTGAACTCCCTTTGGTAGTTTTTTCTACGACAAACCCTTATGGTGTGGGCCATAACTGGGTAAAGCAGCGCTTCATTGACCCTGCCCCCGCTGGTGTGGTTGTACGCAATACCAAAAACGTATTCAACCCGCGTACACAAAAACGCGAAAACATCACCAAAACCCAAGTTCGCATATTTAGTTCGTACAAGGAGAATAGATTCCTGTCGCCTGAATATGTACTAGAGCTTGAATCAATTACAGACCCTAACAAACGCAAAGCATGGCTTGAGGGTAATTGGGACATTACCTCTGGCGGTATGTTTGACGATGTGTGGTCATCGGAAACTAATGTGCTTGAAGGTTTCCGTATACCGGACGAGTGGCGTATATTTAGATCATTTGACTGGGGCTCGAGTAAACCTTTCAGCGTTGGTTGGTGGGCAGAAAGCGACGGAAGTGATTACCTTGACCACAAAGGTCAGTGGCGTTCAACTGTTCCAGGCGACCTATTTAGAATTGCTGAGTGGTACGGTTGGAACGGTGTCCCTAACGAAGGTTTACGAATGCTTGCTGGTAAAGTAGCGGAAGGCATTACAAGGCGGGAATTACAGTGGGGTTTGTATGGTCGTTGCAAGCCTGGCCCAGCTGATGGAAGTATATGGGACGACGTTAACGGTGTTTGTATTGCTCGTGATATGGGTAAGAAACGCAGGGTTGACGGGAAGGTTCGTAAGGGTGTAGTATTTAGCAGAGCGGACAAGTCGCCTGGCTCGCGTAAAGGCGGATGGGAAATGATGCGTATAGCTATCGCTAACGCTCACCCAAATGAGCATGGCTATCCACGTGAGGAGCCTGGCTTGTTTGTGTTTAGGAATTGCGACCAATTCATACGAACTGTTCCGAGCTTGCCGCGTGATACAGTTGATATGGACGACGTTGATACAGACGCAGAAGATCATATAGCTGACGAAAGTCGTTATGTGATATTGAGTTGCGGTAACAGGTTTAAAGCCGCGTCTACTACGGGACACTTTTAAAATGACAATTGAAGCACAAAACAAGAATCAAACTTTCTTGGCTAACGCCCATCCACTTTATACAGCCATGAGCGAAATGTGGGAACTTGGTGCAGATAGCTTTCATGGCGAGGCTGCTATTAAGGACAAAACGACAACATATTTACCAGCTACGTCGGGTATGATAAATGACGGGTTTGGCAAGTCATCTGAAAGCTTAGGACAAAAATCATATCAAGCTTATCTTATTCGTTCGTATTATCCTGATATTTACGCTGAAGCTGTAGAAAGCGCTGTTGGTGTTATGCACCGAAAACCAGCGGTCATTGAACTGCCCCCGCGAATGGAAAGTTTGCTGGACGTAGCCACTAATGACGGCGAAGATTTGCAATTGCTTTTACGTCGTATTAATGCTATGCAATTAACAGAAGGACGTTTAGGTTTGCTCGGTACTTTAGAAGAGCGAAACGGACAGGTTTTGCCTAAGCTTATTGTGCATAACGCGCTTTCTGTATTTAACTGGGACGACACCTTAAACGAAGATAAGAGTCATGACGTTCGTTTTATTGAGATCAATGAAAGCGACTATGTAATGACAAATTCCTATTCGTGGGAATGGAAGAATAAGGTTCGTGTGTTAGCTAAAATCAACGCTGAAGGTCGTATTGTAACTTTTGACGGTGATGGTAATCTTGAGCCTGGCGTATATGGTTATGCGATTCTGGATGATACGAACAGCGAGCTTTCGACTGCTGTGTTTGAACCTATTTCGCAAAAGGGTCAAACGAGTGAGACAATACCTTTTACATTTATTAATTCTAAAGACTTGTCTTGTACACCTGACAAGCCGCCTTTGGACGGTCTGGCGCGTTTAGCGTTAGCTATCTATCGTGGTGAAGCAGATTACAGACAGAACTTGTTTATGCAAGGTCAGGACACGTTAGTTCGAATTGGCTTTGTTGGTGATACAGATGAGGATGGGAACGAGATTCGTACTGGTGCTGGCGCTGCTATTGATGTGCCAGCTAATGGTGACGCTAAGTATATCGGCGTGGATGGTAGCGGATTAAGTGAGCAACGCGAAGCACTTAAAAGTGATTATGAAAAAGCTGAAAAGAAAACTGCTAAACTTATGGCTTCTGGTGGTAATGAAAGCGGCGAAGCTTTAAAGGTACGAGTAGCAGCTCAAACCGCTACTTTGCCGCAAATAGCTGAAACTGGCGCGGCTGGTTTAGAAAAGGTCTTGCGTGACTTAGCTGTATGGATCGGCGAAGACCCGAATAAGGTTGTGGTCAAACCAAACCTTGAGTTTGCTGGTACTAGCGGTGACGGTCAAACGCTTACTCAAATTGTTGCTGCTAAGGTTCAGGGCGCACCGATTAGTGAAGAATCTATTCATGCTTGGATGGCTGAGCAAGGGTTCACTAATAAAACCTATGAAGAAGAGATGCTGCTTATTCAAGGTGAGGAGCCTAGAGTATAATGACAACAACGATTAAAACAGTGACGGGTGATAAAGCCCGTCAAGCGACAGCTAAGTTGGACGCTAAAATAGACAGCAGAATTAAAGAACTTCGCGCTATGGGCGCAAGAAGCTTTGAGGCTGTTTACGTTGAAGGTGGTAAGCCTAGGAGCATTGTTCGTGCCTAAGATAAACATGAATATGAGAACACCAGCTTTGCCTGATTGGTTTGATGGTGTACTTGACGATGTTTACGTACCAATGATAGAAAAAATATCTGCTGTATTAGCTGACCAATATGGTGTTGATGCAAAGGCGCCAGTTGAAATTCAAGAAGCTATGCGTCAAGGGTATATAGACGACGTTGAATGGACTGTTACTGTACAAGCTAACAGTCGTGGCGCTGCTGTAAACATTGAAGGGCCGGGCGTCACCATACGTAGGCAAATTAAAAAAGACATGGGTTTTATATATCATGCTTATTTTGAGCTTGAGCCCGAACTTCAAGGTAAAGGTATTGCCGCGCACGTTCTAGAAAGTACCGTAAAACTTAAAAACCGCACAGGTATATCAAAAGTCACCTTAAACGCGAATATTGACGTAGGTGGCTATGCATGGCTTAGAAAAGGTTTCTTTCCTAGTGACGGGCTTGACGATCTTTTAGCTGAAGCGCGAAGTGTAGCTAGAAAGGCTCAAATTAAACCATTATACGATGAATTTGAAGCTTTAGCTACAAAAATGTCGAAAAAAGAACTTCGGGGTTACTTTTTGAGCGACGACTTTAGAAAGTACAAAGAACTGTTCTTGGGCGCTATGTGGAACGGGGAGACGGACTTAAACGACCCAGTTTCCGAAACTGCTTTCACCAAGTCTGCTAAAAGTGCTTATGAAATGTTCGCGCGTGGTATTGGTGCGCCTACGACAGCAAACGAAAAAGTTCTCGATGGTTTGGTACGTCACCAGACCTATTTGATGCGATATGCTGCTTCGTTGCGTAACGGTACAATAAACGCCTTGACGGAAACAGAAGCTGAATTGCGAAAATACCTTATGTATTTTGCAGACGGCATGGAAGGGCTTAGTCCTACAAGCAAAGAAGCTCAGAAGGAATTTAAACGTCTTGAAAAGGATATTTATGCTTTACGTGCTGAAGCATGGGATGAGATTAAAGCGGACGTACCTGAAGAACTTATCGCTATGGGTACTTATGAGGCTGGTGCAACCTTGGCAATTATTGAGGGTGCTTTTCCTGTTGCGTTAGGGTTGCAGCCTTTAAGCGTCGACCATATAAAGCGCATAGTACGCGCACAGCCGTTTGAAGGGCGTACCCTTAGCGAATGGTTAAGCTACAACCAAAATATCGACGCTCAGCGCATTACACGCGCTGCTAAAGCTGCGATTGTAGCTGGGCAAACGCCAACAGAAGTGGCACGCGCTGTAATGGGTACAAAAGACCTTAATTATAAGGATGGTCAAGCTCGTAAAGCGTTCCGCGACGCTGAGTCAGTATACCTTACTGTGACGAATGGTATTAACAACCAAATCAAAGCTGACTTGTACGCAGAAAACGACGATATAATTGATCAAGTGTTATTTGTGGCCACGTTAGACGTGCGTACTACGCTTGAATGCGCTGGTAATGACGGAAAGGTATTTAAACAGGGCGAAGCACCACAACCACCTTTACACTTTAGATGTCGTTCGTTGTTAGTGCCTTACATTAATCCTGACAACTTAAATAAGCGCGGTTTTGATAGTAGCACTGACAAAGGTTTGCTAGACGAGTACGCTAGCGAAAACGACCTTGGAAAAGTCACCGAATATGACCAGTTGCCTAGGGGGTATAAAACCAAGTACAATGCGTGGGCTCGTAAAAGAAAGCGTGAGTTGGTCGGGCAAGTACCCGCTACTCAGAATTTCGATACGTGGTTGCGAAACCAGCCTGTTGAGTTTCAGAATGAATACTTAGGCGTAGGTAAAGCAGAAATTTTCCGTCAAGGTAAACTTTCGCTTGATAAGTTCGTGACTCGTGATGGGTACGAACTAACAATCGAAGAACTTAAAAAGCTTTCAGAAAAAGCTTAATTACAATCAACATGAACATGGGTTCATAGGAGTAAAAATGAAAAAGCAACTTTTATCACTACGCGTAGCATCGATATTTGCAGCGCTTCCTGTTGTAGCTGGTAATGACGATGTACAGCTAAACGTCAGTTATGACAGTCTTGACTCTGTACCGGAAAGTTTCCGTTCTCTGTATAGTGAGCGTGATGGTAAAGCTATGTTAACGGGTGTCGTGGGTCTTAAGACACAAGACGATATTAATCGCTTACAAGGTGCTCTTGAAAAAGAACGTAACGATCATCGACAAGTGAAATCAATGCTTGGTAAGCTTGGCGATCGTAGTATTGACGATGTACTTGCAGACCTAGACCGTTTACCGGCACTTGAAGCTGCGGCAAAAGGTGCGGACAACCTTGATGAACAAATTGCTGGGCGCTTGCAACAAGAAACAGCTCCGCTTAACCGTAAGCTTAACGAGTACGAAGGTAAGATTGAAGAGCTTAGTACGTCATTGCAAGAATATAAGACACGTGAAATCCATCGGGATATCAACGATGTTGTTGGTAAGTTTGCAAACAAATCTAAAGCTATTCCAGAAGCTATCGAAGACATTCAATTTATGGCACGTAGCATTTTCGAAAAGAACGAAAATGGCGATGTGGTTGCTAAAGCTGGAATTCCAGGCGTAACGCCAGGCATTACTCCTGAAGTTTGGCTTGTGGAGCTGCAACAAAACAAACCTTATTTGTGGCCACAATCGAACCTTCCTAATATGGGTAAAAGCGGCAAAGTGATTGGCGGTAATAACCCTTGGGCTAAAGACTCATGGAATATGACCGAGCAAGGTAAAATCCTTCGCGAAAACCGCCAGAAAGCCGAACAGTTAGCGGCTCAGGCTGGTACGCGTATCGGTGGCGCACGACCAAATTAATTAAAATAAAATTTGCCAATCATTTAGCACATTTTATATATTAAAGCAACTGAAGCCGTGATGGTGGAAGTTGCTTTTTTTGTTTTAGCCGCGGTCATGGGATTCGCTGCTGCAAATTATGAACCATATTCATTTTTTAAACGCCAATCCCTTAGGAGGACACAATGGCTAAGGTATTAATCGCAGGTGCTATGCCTGCTCTTTCAGTAGCGCTTCGTTCACTGGTTGCTGGTGACGACGGTACTACACAAGTCGCTGACGTAATTGTGCCAGAAATTTTCACTGGTTACGTGCAACAAATCACGGAAGAAAAGTCGCGCTTGATTCAGTCTGGTGCAATGGTAGCTGACCCAATGCTTAGCGAAAAGCTAGCTGGCGGCGGTCTAACTTTTAATATTCCTTCATTCCAAGATCTTCAGAATGAAGAAGAGAATATTTCAAGTGACGACGAAGACGATAGCTACACAGGCGGTTCAAGTAACAGCCGTCCGAAGAAAACCAAGACTGGTAAAGAAGTGGCAACCCGCTTGTCACGTAACCAATCATGGTCTTCAACTGACCTAGCGTCTGACCTTGCTGGTGCTGACCCGATGAACTCTATTGCCAATCGTGTTGGTGGTTACTGGACTCGACGTTTGCAAGCTGCTTTTGTTGCAACCGTTAATGGTATTTATGCAGCGAACGATAAAGTTGGGAACGCGCACCAAGGCGACATGACTAACGACATTTCAAGTACAGCGTACAGTAAAGGCGTTACCGACTTTAGTGCGCCAGCATTCATTGATGCTGCTGTTACTATGGGCGACAGCATGGAAGACCTTGGCATGGTTATGATGCACTCTATTGTATACGCAAGAGCGCAGAAAAACAACCTTATCGAGTTCATTCCTGATGCACGCGGTGAAGTTAACATTCCGACTTTCCTAGGTCGCCAAGTAATTGTTGATGACGGTGTTACTACTGATAACGCTGGTGTGTTCCACACTTGGTTATTCGGTCGTGGTGCGTTCCGCTTTGGCTCTGGTTCGCCTAAAGTACCAACTGAAACGAAGCGTTTCCCTGATTCGGGTAACGGTGGCGGTTCAGAAGTGCTTTACAACCGTGTTGAATGGTCTATCCATCCTACTGGTTACAAGTTCGCTGTCACGCCTAATGAAGGTGGCCCGTCGAATGCTGCAACCGCTGGCAACCTTGCCAACGAAGACTCATGGTTACGTGTGTATCCTGAGCGTAAGCAAATTAAGATGGCGCGTCTAATTACTCGTGAATTTTAATTAAACTGGTAAGGGGGCTTCGGCTCCCTTACAAGTATTTAGGAGACATTATCATGTCACAAAAGCTTATTGATGCCCTTACGTCGTTGGACAAAGATAACGACGAACATTGGACACAGGACGGCTTACCGCGTTTGGACGTGTTAAAAGCTACTACTGGTGAAACTGTCACCCGCGCTGATATTTCGAAAGTGTCTAAAACGTTCAACCGTTTTAACCCTGTTATCGAAAGCGAACAAGGCGAAGCAGATGAAACCGCGAGCGAAACGTCAGAAGCAGAAACGCGTGAAGCAACGGAAGAGGCAGCGCAAACTTCAACGGAACCACATGTGGTCAATGACGAAGTAAAGGACGACGTTGAACAGCATTTGAGCGAAGCTGCACAAGCTGAAGTCGAACTTGCTGAAGCACGCCAGGCGCTTGCTGATGCACAGCAACGCTTCAAAGTTGCGCAGGAAAAAGCAGACGGCTTCCGTCGTGTTGCTGCCCGTGAACAACAGAAAATACCGCCACACTTGGCGATTAAAGCTTTCCAGCGTTCACAGCAAGCACAACGCGCCAAGGAAGTTGGTACATTGCAAGCGTTCAAAAAGCTGACCGAAGGTGCTACACCCGAAGAAGCTGCTTTAATGAAACAAAGTCTTAACGACATCCTATAAGGTGACGTAAAATGGCACGTATAAAAAGAAAGGCTTTATACCCAAAAGGCTGGCCTGCTAATATGCGTGCCTTTTTGTATAACAAAGCGCAACGTTTAAACAGGGAAAGAATTTTGGAGAACCTTAGTGGTGATTTTCCAGGATTAGAGCATGTTCCCTCACCTGCGACAAGAACATTTACTGAGTTCAGTTCCGAAGGGCCTGCTCACCTTGAGTTTGGCAATATTTCTCTTACTAAGGGAAAACCGTGGGTGGTGAAAGTTAGAGCTCAAGTCCCTTTAGCTGGTTCTTATTTAATAGCTGATAAATTTACCAACACTAGCCACAGTCGTTGGGGTTTGCTAGCTGACGGACGTATGTTTGGACTTTCTGATGTGAGTTCAAATATTGATGGGGACAATAGTGGTTTTATCGGCGGGAACACGATCAGGGAATATGTTGCAGTTTCCGACGGGTCACGTATAGTTCAGACTTGTAACGGGTCTTTGTTGCACGAGGTAGCTGTTGGGAATTCATCGCCGTTAATAAACAGCGCTGGTCGTCAGTACAATGGTGAAACAGGTGTTCCGCACTTAAACGGAATTTTTGAATCTTTGTACATTGAGGTTGATGGTGTTGCGAAAATAGATTTGCAACTTAATGATATTTACTCCGCCGAAAATAATATTGTTATTGATCGGAGTGGTAACGGTAACAACGCCGAAATAAAAAACGTACAATTTGCAAAATCCTCTGTTTACCAAGAAGGGAACGGTAGCGGGGAATGGGTTAGTGGGGATAATACGGTTTACGCTGCTTACGGTACAGCCTAAGCGCAAAAAGCGTTTTTGTAACATATAACCCGCTTTAAAGTCATAAACCCCCTTACGCTTGCGTACAGGGGGTTTTTATGTTCTCAAGCTTTTGGTTGACTTTTATGTTAACCTGTAACACAGGTTTGATAAGAGAGTAAAGCAATGACTTTTAAAGTAGAAGACGGCACAGGGCTTCCAGATGCCACTAGTTATATAGACGTTGCTTTTGCTGACAGCTACTTTGTAAGAACTGGCTTTACCGCTTGGGCTGCAATGGACGATACAGCAAAAGAAAATGCGTTAATGAATGCGACCGAATATGCGGATGTTCGGTGGGGCAATCGCTTAAGCGGCACTTTGCTGAACCCTACGCAAGCTTTGCAATTCCCACGTTCAAGATTATATGATCGATATTATCGGTTGCAACGCGGTATTCCTTTAAACTGGAAAAAGGCAATTTGCGAATACGCAATGCAAAGCACTAAATCCCCTTTAATGAGCGATACCCCTAGCAGCGAGGCAGCACTTACAAAGAAAAAGGTAACGGTAGGGCCTATCACAACTGAAAAAGAATTTGCTAACCCTACTGCAAAAGGTTCGTTCCCTTCTTATCCTAAAGCAGACGCTTTTGTTAAGGGGTACTTAACAGGCAGTTCTGGTTCACGTGTCATAAGGAACTAATCATGTCGAGCGATGCTTTCTATAACGAACTATTACCAGAAATAAACGAAACCATTGACGAATTTGGAACGACTTATGTGGTCAAAACGCCTGGCGGATATAACGAAGACATGAGCGTTTCACCTGCTACCGAACGACCTGTTCAAGGTTTAGTAGCTGACCAAAGCTTTCAACTACCTATTCCCTCGGTGGGCCAAGAAGCTAGTTGGGGTAATCGCAAGCAAGTGATCTTAAAAGCTGAAGCTAATATAAAAGAAGGGGAGCGACTTGTCTTTGAGGGTAACGAATATCCCTTAAGTAAAGCGCAAACCATCAAGCCCGCTAATGTTGTCTTACTTTATATTTTGGATGTAACACGATGAGTCGGGGGTTCGGTTGGGACGTTGCTTTCTTTACCGCTAAGACGGTAGATAAAATGAATAAGGTTATTCGTATGAGTGCTTATGACCTATTCTCTGCTATTGTACTTGAAACACCTGTTGATAAGGGTGTCCTTCGTAATAACTGGTTCGCAACAATTGGATCGCACAGCACCGAAACAACAAAAAGAGGGGCGCCTACGGGCGCAGCTACAAACAACAGTATTAACGAAGTTCTTAAGCGTGTAAAGCTAGACGACATTATATACCTTTCTAATAACTTAGCTTACGCGATACCAATTGAATATGACGGGCATTCGGGTAAAGCCCCGAACGGCATGGTGCGAGTAAATACCGTACGATGGGAAACTATTGTCGCTAATAACGTAAGGAAATTCAATAAATGAGTGCTTTTTATAAAATTGAACGTGCATTGCTTGATAGCGTAAGGGCGCTCGCTTTACCTGTTCAAGTGGAATTTCCAAACACAGAACTTGATTCTGACTTGAAGGGCGATTTGTGGGTTAAGGTAAGCGTGCTAACGGCGCAAACTACTGTGGCCACATTAGGTTCGAAAGGTGAAGACAACAATCCGGGCATATTGCAAATTGATGTTAATGAAATACGAGGCAACGGCACTAAAAATATGCTGGATTTAATCGACACAATATGCACGTTTTACACAGCAGGAAAAGCTTTGCAGTTCGGGGGCGAAAGTGCTAAAGTTACAAGCGCCTCTGTGAGCCCTTTGCGCTATGTTGACGGGTATGCTAGGCGATCCGTATCAATTAATTATTACTCAAGAACTTTTAGGAGCTAAACATGGCTGACGGTAGCAGACATACACTCTATTCAGTTGAAGAGTCCGTCCGAGGTAATACCCCTTCTAACCCTACGCTTCAAACTATGCGTATTACGGGGACAACATTGGGATTGGCTAAGGATTCTTTACAGTCTAACGAAATTCGTTCTGATCGTCAAATCGCTGACTTTCGCTTAGGTGCAAACCAAGTTGGCGGAGACGTAAACTTCGAACTTAGTTACGATACTTTTGATGAATGGTTTAAGGGAGTTCTTTGTTCACCAGATTGGACAGGCAACCCTGAAGAAATCAAAGGAGGCGTGGAACGTCATTCCTTTACATTAATTCGTAAGTTTGAAGACTTAAGCCCGAGTCAAAAACCTTACTATATTTATCGCGGATGTGAATTTACTCAGCTTCAGCTTACAATTACCGCTAACGCTATGATTACGGGAACGCTTACGGTTTTCGGTCAGTCGCAGGAATTAGCAAGTGATCTTAGTGCGCTTGGTACGATAACACCTGTCGAGCCGACCACAACTAAGCCTTTAGACACCTTTACAGGTTCACTTGAAGAAGGTGGAAATCCACTGGCTGTTGTAACCGAGATTACGCTTACGCTTCAAAACAGTGTGGCAGCTCGTTTCGTAGTTGGTTCTAAAAACTCAATTGCACCTTCAATTGGTCGTTCAAACCTAACTGGTAACATGACAGCGTTTTTCGAAGATAGTTCGCTTGTTGAAAAGTTTGTTAACGAAGAAGAAAGCTCGCTTGTGCTTAACTTGTTCGACACTGAGGGTAATCAGCAGACTTACAATATACCGCGTATCATATATACGGGCGGTCAACCTGATGTAACAGGTGAAGGCCCGATTACGTTAGCTATGCCTTTCCAAGCTATGCTTGACGCTAGCTCAACTAAAACAAACATTGTAATTCAACGTACACCTAACACACCATAAGGAATAAGATAATGCAAGAATTTTTCACCCGTCAGCTTGCTAACGAAGGTAAAGAACTTCCGTTATTTCTACCCAACGGCGAGGAAAGCGAACACAAGATTCGCGTCCTTGGGGTAGACAGCGACAAGTTCAAAACCAAGGAAAATGAGTCTAAGAAGATAGCTGTTGAGCTAGCTGCTTTGGAAGACGATGAGGAAAGACGCAAAGCAATTGAAGACCTACAATACAAACTGATTGCCAGTTTGGTCGTAGATTGGACTTTCGATCAAGAATGTACGGAAACTAATGTGGTCAACTTCCTACGTGAAGCGCCACAGATTGCTGATGAAATTAACAAATTTGCAGCGAACCGTAAAGCTTTTTTCAGCTAAAGGCTACGCAGCTTTATGAATGGTGGAAGTCTGAAATTAAACTTTCGCTTCCGCCGAAAGGCTCTAAAACACCTTTACGTGATCACTTATTACAGGTAAAAAAGCAGACTGGCAAGATGCCACAAATGCTAAAAGATCAACCGAAGTTAGACCCCGATTGGCGTTATTTGGTCGACTGGTACGTAGAAGTTCGAGGTTCTGAACAGCTTACATTTACCGAAATAAAAAATTGGTCTGAATTAGCTTGCGTCAACTTGGCTCACTGGGAAGTGAACATAATAAAGACATTAGATAGAATTTACTGGAAACAGGTGTACGACAATGGCTGAAGACATAGCACGTTTAAGTATTAGAGTCAATAGCATAGAAGCTTCGTTAGCCGAGAAAAGACTTAAAGGCTTAGGCGATCAAGGTGTAAAAACAGAAAAGGCCACTAACGGGTTAATATCTACGTTCGCTCGTTTCGCTGGCCCTGCTGCCGCGGCTGCTGCTGCTGTTGGTACGTTAAGTAAGGTCATTAACGTTACACGCGAATTTGACGTTCTTAATGCACAGCTTATCACAGCGACAGGTAGTGCAGAAAACGCGGCAATTGCTTTTGAAGCAATCCAAGACTTCGCAACTCAAACCCCTTACGACCTTCAGCAAGCTACTGAAGGATTCACAAAGCTTGTTAACTTAGGTTTAACCCCTAGCCAACGCGCCATGATAAGTTATGGTGATACAGCGTCTGCGATGGGTAAAGACCTGAACCAAATGGTTGAAGCTGTTGCAGATGCTGCAACGGGTGAGTTCGAGCGTCTTAAAGAGTTTGGTATTCGTTCAAGCAGACAGGGTGATGAGGTTAAGTTCACTTTTAAAGGTGTAACCGAAACCGTTAAAATGAACGCTGCTGAAATTGAAGAGTACCTTATCAAGTTAGGGGAAAACAACTTCGCTGGCGCAATGTCTGAGCGTATGAAAACGCTCGACGGTGCAATATCAAACCTCGGTGATAGCTGGGACGCAATGTTCCTTACCATTTCAAACACTGGAATTGGTTCAACAATTGAAAGCGGTGTGCGTCTCGCCACAGATGCTATACAGGAAATAACTGACCTTATTAAAAGCGAACAGTTAGGCGCTTATTTTGACGCATGGACTACGCAGTTTGAGTCTATGGGCGCGGGTGTAGCGGACACGCTTAGTTTTATTACTGATTTGTGGTCACAAGTGCCGGACGAATGGAAGCAGTATGGGAGTGATGCTATTGATTATATTATCGATGTGTTCAAGTACCTCCCGCTCAATATTAAGACGTATGTTAAGCTGATTGGTGTAGAGTTAAGCTCTATTGCTCAGTACGGTAAAATATACGGTGAATACGCGGTCGAATACTTCATTGCATCGTTTGACAAGCTTGTAACCAAAGCTAAAGCATACGGCAAAGCTATCGGTGAAGCAATTGACCCGTTTAGCGACAGCGCCTTTGACCTAGACGCAGAGTTAGCACGTATCGACCAGAAGTTCAAGGACAGCACTGAGGGTCGTTTAAAAGCTGCCAAGGCTGCTGCTGATGAGCAAACACAGCAAAGACGTGACGCACTTACCAATCTATTTAAAGAGCGTGACGCGGTTATTAAAACAACCGAAGAAAAGATTAACGCGGCTGACAAATTACGCGAAACTTACGAGAAGGAACGTGAAGCTCGTCGTAACGCTGAGGGTGACAAAACAGCGGGGTTTAAGTCTAGCGGTAGCGGTGACAGCGGAGAAGAAGAACCCGTAGCGGTTAATAAAGACTTGGAAAGTGTAATTAAGTCTTTGCGCACTGAAGAAGAAGCAATCCAAGAAAGTTACGATCGTCGCTTAAAAATAATTCTTGACAACACGGAAGAAGGCTCCAAACAGCAACAAGAGCTTAAGCAGCGCTTGGACGAAAAGTTTGCGGAGGAAGCTCTTGGTGAGTTTGGTGAAAGCGATAGCTTTGAAGACGAGCTTGAGCGTATTAACGAAGAATGGGAAGCACGTAGAGAGCTTATTCTAAATAATACGCAGCTCACCGAAGAGCAGCGTACAGAACTTGAAGAAAAGCTTACTGCTGAACGTAACGAGCGAATTAAGGCGTTAGAAGACGCTAAGATGCAAAATACGCTAGGGGCTACGTCAGATTTATTTGGTAGTCTTGCTGGTTTAGCTAAGACATTCGGTGACGAACAAAGCGACACATACAAAGCAATGTTCGCGGTAAGCAAGGCTTTCTCAATTGCTGAATCTATAATGGCTATACAAACGGGTATAGCTAACGCAGCCGCGCTCCCGTTCCCAGCTAATATACCAGCCATAGGCTCGGTAATAACAGCCACAGCGGGGGTTTTAAGTACCATACAGAGTACGAATTTTAGTGGTGCATATGACCAAGGCGGACAAATACCAGCGGGCTCTGTGGGCTTGGTTGGTGAGTTTGGCCCTGAACTGGTGAGCGGGCCCGCACAGGTTATGGGTCGCAAGCAAACAATGGACGCTATACGTGGTCAAGACGCTGCTAATGACGGTGGAACAAAGACTGTATATGAAAAAACTGACCTTAACTTAACTGTTCAGGGTTTGTACGAATCACCTGAGCAACTGATACTAGCTAACAGGGATCTTATTGTTAGGGTTGTATCGGATGCGAAGCGTAGAATGGGAGAATCATTTTAATGGCCACATTACCTGAGCAATTTCATATAGCAGAAGCGGAGCTTGTTGACCGCCAAGCTTATGTTACCAGTAGGACGCGCTCGTTAATACCGCTACAACGCAAGCTAACGGGGCAAGCTTACGACTTTAGGGTACGGTCAACCCTAATGGACGCTATGGAGTTTAAACCCGTTATAGCGCGTTTAAGCGCGATACAGCGCAGTAACGACACGATACAAATGTCGTTGCCTATTTACAGCGAAAGTGAATCGGGTAACAAGTTTACATCAGAAGCAGCTACGACGGGTCAATACAAAGTCGCTCTAGGGTCAACGGAAAACATTACGATAGGTGACTTTTTTACTTTTATGGGGCATAATAAAGCTTACCAAGTGACTGATATTGTTGAAAATAAAATTGAGTTTGCTCCGAACTTAGTTGCAAACGTAACAAACTCGGAAGTTTTAATTTTTAACGGTATGAAATTCAGCTTTTATTTGCAGGGCAGACCCCAACGGTATTCAGTTGCAGGTGGTGATAACTTAATGGAAATTGAACTTGACCTTGTAGAACGCTGGATATGAAAAATTACACACCTGAAATAAAGCAAGCAATAGCAGACGGTATGCCTATCGTCTCTTTGCTTAGTTTTAATTTAGTGCAAGGCACAACACGTCTTACCAGTGCTGCGCACGACATTGTATATAACCATAACACTTATCTTGCAAGTGGGTTACTACTTGACATCCCGTCTAAAACTGATAGCAGACAGCTAGAGATTGACAGCTTCACCATAGAAATTTCCGCCGCTGACCCAACAATGTTGGCGTTCTTTAGTAACGCAAACCAAATGAACCGCAAGGTGACAGTTAAAGAGGTAATTCTGGACGACGAACATAAAGTAATTGGCGAGCTAGTTTCTAAGAGCTTCATCATTACTTCTTGGTCTGACTCGGACGGCAATAAGGATGCTTCCATATCTGTTGAGCTTACAAACTGGATAAGCTATCTGAAAACAATACGTGGCATACGCACCACACAAAACAGCTTCGCTCGTTTTTACCCAAATACGACAAGCTTCATTAATGCGAAAGACTTAGAATTAGATAAAGTATGGGGCGGTGAGTAATGGGATTCCTTAGTAAGATAACAAAGCCTTTTACATCCTTATTAGGGGTAATAGTAAAGCCGATAAGTAAGCTTCTTAAGAGCTGGATGCAGCCCGACATGCCTAAAAAGCAGGGCTTAAAACTTCAGCGTATTGGGAGTAACAAGTCCATACCCGTTGTATACGGCACGCGCATCGTCGGTGGCATAGTAGTAGACAAAAATGTCGTAGACGGTGCTCTTAAGTTCGACATACTAGGTATACCAATTAATCTTAAAAACGGAAATAAGAACGGCATTCTTAGCTATTTGGTTGTATTCTGCCATGGTGAGGTAGATGCAATTGAAGAATTTTACTTCAACGATATACCTAGTACGGACAAACGCTACGCGAAAGATAACGGTGAAAAATGGTTTGCTATCGATTACAGGTTAGGCGGCGAAGATAATAATGTGGCCATGGAAGGTACAGACCTGTTCAACAAGTTTAACGTAGATACCAGTAAATACGAAGGCTTGTGCTGTGCAATTATTAGTTTTGAACAGGATAAGAACCAAAGTGTTTGGCGGGGTGAGCCTGAAATCACTGCTCGTATTCGCGGTAAGCGTTGTTACGACTGGCGTACAGACACAGTGGGCTATTCGGAAAACCCTGCTGTTCATATGGTTGATTATGCTAAAAGCGAAATCTACTCCGTAGGACTTAAAGACGAAGATATCAATTACGAGTATTTTACCCAAGTCGCTAACCTTTGTGACACGGAGAAAGACGGCAATACTGTGACCACAAGTCGCGGGTATTTTGACGAAGAAACTAAACAATGGGTTGAGCTTGGCACTGTTACGACTGTTCAGAAGTTTAAGCTGTTTACCAACAATACCATCATAGACACGGACGAAGAGGTTTTCGCTAACCTTAAGGAAATGGCAGAATCGTTCCGTGGGTATTTTCCTGAGCCTGACGGTCGCTTGGCAATTGCAAGTGAGGACGTTGCACAACCTATATTCCATTTTAACAGGAATAACACGGTTACTAATATTACACGCACTCAACCTGACACTTCCGATTTTTATAACCGAGTTATAGTGCGCTTTCCTAACAAGCTCAATAAGTACGAATTTGATGAGGTGTTTTACCCCGCTAATGACGACCCGTTATACCAAGAATGGCTTGAAGCTGACAACTTCCTTAAGCTGGAACATACAATTACCGTTGAGCATTGTGTATATACTGCCGAAGCGTTACAGCTTGCTGAAGTAGCGGTAAAAGCTAGCCGCAACGGTGAGCAGATTCAGTTTACAGGTACGTTGGAAGCTGCTGAGCTTGACGTAGGTGACGTATTTAGCATTGAGGACGAAATACGCGGCTGGACTGCACGCGAGTACAGAATTTCAAAGGTTGGTTATCGCGAAGACGGCTTAATAGATATTACGGGTATACTTCATAACAATACAATTTACCCATGGCAAAGTAAAACCTATCAGGAGCGCATTGGTGGAACTTATTTAGGCGATCCTACCAATATAGACGCGCCCGAAAACCTTGTCTTTAAACCTGACCCAACTTTAGCTAATACGGGTACGCTCACATGGAATCATGAAGCTGATGCTTTTGTGCGTGGTTTCCGTGTGCTTATTACTAGCGGTGAAGATACTGTTCTAGACGCTAATACGCTGTCAGCTAGCTTTGTAATCCCACTATTAGACGCTGGGAATTACCTTGTTAGCGTTTTCGCTAAGAGTACGCTTAACACGTTGTCACCTCCTGCTGTATATGATATGTACTTAGACGCTCCGGTTATACCTAGCGACATTATTTTAACCCCGAGCAACTGGTCAATTGAAGCTGAGCCTACATTTAACAGCGGGTTTATCCCTTTGGGTACGCAGTTTGAATTCGACATTGCTTTAGCTAGCGACACTGAGCACACACCACAGGCTCGTGCTAGGGGCACAAACTACACAGCGACAGGGTTATTACCTGACACCGACTATCGCTTGTACGCTCGTACTGTTAACGCATACGGTGAGTCCGGCTGGTTTGCTAAGGTTACTAAAACAACCCAAGAGTCTGGCCTGCTAGACCCGTTCCTAGACCCTGTAAAGCAGCGTATCGACAACGCGCAAGACGCTATTGATAATTTAGGTGTGGTCACTAGCGACTTATTAGCTCAAGATGTTGTGTTAAGTGAAAAAATTGACAATATTGAGCTAGACGCGGATGAAATTAAACTTAATGTCGACCGTATAGAAACTGATCTAGATGATTTTACCTTCCGCGTTAACATGAACGACTATGACTCTGAACAAAGCGAGCTTGAGCTTCTTACCGCTTTGGCGCAAACCACAGCAAGCCGTGAGGTTCTAAGGCAGCGTGTTGAAGAGGATAGACGTTTAATAGATGCGGCTGTTGAAGTAGATCCTAGTAATGGTGTTGTTACTGTACGCGCCTACAAGTACGCAGATGAATTGTTTAACCAAGCTCAGTTACAGGTAGACGGTGCAAATGCACGTATAACTGCTAATGTTGAAAGCATTGGTTTACTTGATGACGAACTTAAAGTATTGAGCGCAGAACTAGCACTTGTGCCTGGACAAATTAACGCAATAGCGACAAGCATTGTTTCCGAATCCATTGCAGCACTAGAGCCTGCTTACTCGTTTAACTTTTTTGATAACGCTCAGGGTTGGGTTGCAGTTAACGGAACACTAACTGCAACACCTAATCAAATATCTTTGCTTACAGGGGATATTGAAAATACATCTTTAAATTATGAAGCAAGCGATAACAACGCTTTCAGAATTACAATAGAGCGTACTGGTGGTACAGGTTGGAAGGGTGACGCTATTATTACCCGTTCAGATAATACAACCGAAACTTTTGCGGGTATTATTGAGGACATACCCCAAGGCGGAGAAATTGTCCGAACTGTCGATTTCAGAGGTATTAGTCGCTACAACGGCACTATAACAGGTGTTCGCATAGTTCTTGGTGAAACGACCGATGACACATTCACAGTTAAATCTATTGTAATAGGTAAACCCGACGCAGCAACACTAGAGCTTGAAAATATCACTGCTCGTGTTACTAAAGCTGAGTTAGATATTAACGCTAACAGCGCATCTATAACTCAAAAGGTAAACGTTACTGATTATGAAGCTAACACTGTAACATTTAGTAATGTTGAAACTACTGTAAATGGCCTAGACAGCATTATAGATTTGGAAGCTACGCGGAACGAAATAATCAGTAACGGTACTGTGGCCAAAGCGAATCAAGCTGGTGTTGAAATTAACGCACTAGATGGAAGAGTGACCACATTAGCGTCTACCGTTTCGCAGAACCAACAAGATAACGAAGCTGAGTTTACGGCTGTTAAGAGCGAAATAGACACAATAGAAGGTACAGTTACAAGCAGAACTTTTGATTTGCTTACGGAGTGGGACGAGCGTGAAGAAACGGACTTCAGTACCTTGTTTGGTGAAATTGATTTCACCAGCGAAAAAGCTAAAGAGTTACTTCGTAATGCTAACTTTGCTGACGCTATTTCACAACTTAAAACCGATGTGTCGCCGCAAGGTGCGTTGGCGCAAAGCATAACCGAGCTGGAAGCTGTTGTTATACGTAACGGGCAAAGCATTGTTTCTAATGCCCAGCAGATTATACAAGTCAAAAGTGATATTGAAGGTAACACGGCAGCAATAAGCCAAACCGCTTTAGATGTTAGCAAGCTTGAAGATGAACTTGCTGCTTCACTTACAAGGCTGGACAAAGTTGAGCTTGACGCAGAAAATAACGCACAAGCTGTGTCCAGTGTTACAGCCAAAGTGGATAATGCGAATACAGGTTTAAGCGCTGCTTTCACGTTAGCTCAGCAAGCCAAGAGTCAGTCTGATGGTAACAGTAGTTCCATAACAACAATTGAAAACGATGTTAGCAGTTTAAGCGGGGACGTTACTGCTGCAAGTCAACTGGCGCAAAGCGCTAAGACTGAAGCAAGTGGTAATACATCAGCTTTAAATAGTTTAACTAACAGGGTTACAAATACTGAACAAGGTGTCACAGCGGCTAACAGCTTAGCGCAAAGCGCCAAAAATGAAGCGAGCGGTAATACATCAGCTGTAAACGAATTACAAGCGAAAGTAGACAATCCTTCAACGGGTTTGAGCGCGACTGCAACCATAGCACAGCAAGCGAAGACAAACTCAAATAATAACCACACGGCAATCACTAACATACAAAGTGAAATTAATGACCCTGATACAGGTCTAAGCGCGACCGCAACACTTGCGCAGCAAGCTAAGAGCGAAGCAAGTGGTAACACTTCTTCTGTTAACCAGTTAACCGCTAAGGTCAATAATAGCACGACAGGTTTAAGTGCAACTAACACGCTCGCTCAGCAAGCTAAAAACCAAGCTAACGGTAACACTAGCTCAATAAGCTCGCTTACTTCACGTGTTGAAGATAATGAACAGTTCGCAAGCGCACAGTTAACACTTAACGCACAATATAACTCTGAACTTGATGAACTGATAGGGCGTGCGTTCTTGGGTGTGGATAGTAACGGTCGCGTTACTGGTATTAGTATTAATGGAGGTTCTGCTACATCAACAATCGACCTCCTGGCTAGCAAGGTTCGCTTTATTAATCCGGATAATGGGCAAGTGGGCTTACAATGGAGCAATACTCTAAAAGAGCTAACATTTGATGGCCACCTTAATGGCGCTAGTGGCACATTTACAGGCAACCTAACAGCCGCCGGTGGCACATTTAAAGGGACGCTTCTTGCTGCTGGTGGTACGTTTACAGGTGAGCTACGCGCTGCTACGGGGACATTTGAAGGTAACTTAACCGCAGCTAACGGCACGTTGGACACTATAGAACTTACAGGTGACGGTTACATTAAAACTGGCCCGGCAAATTCAAGCAACGCGCGAGTATTTTTATATGGCCCTGCCAGCACAAGTCCTTATTCAGTTTGGATAGGAAGAGGGTCTGTAACAGCTGAAAACGCTTTGTTCTTTATTAAAAAAGACGGTACTGGTTACATTAAGAACAGCTTCTTCCAAGGCGGCTTCATTGAAAGTAAGGTTGCGTCTGGTACAACTAGCACAAGCTTGACCCATAAAAGCGCAGGTAAGGACGTTCAAGTCACAGTTTTCTCAAGCGGCTCAAGTACGACAATAGCTCAAAACGCGCCAGGCCCAGTTGGAACATCTGTTTACACAAGGACGTTGACAATTAAAAGGGGATCAACTACACTCAGAACTGAAGCGGTAAATATTACGCGTGTTATCGAGTACGAACCGGCGGAACGGGAGTACACAACGCGCGATTTTTACAACTTCAGCACTGACTTGGTTGATACGGGAACTGCAAATACCAGTTATACATATACAGCCACAATAGGCGCAATGCCTCTAAGCGGTGCTAATCAATCAATCACGCTTAAGACTTTTGAAAATATATTGGGTTAATTATGAAGAAATTGTTTATTGTGGTCACAACACTATTAACTATGGGTTGCCAAAGTACGGGTATGCAATCCAGCTTGTCCGTCACAGAGGAATTTAACCGTGAAGGTCAGCAACTAGAACTTTATGTGCATACGTACAAAAATGAATACAAGCTTAACAAGGCCGTTCCAAACCCTGCAAAGGGTTTAAACGGTCAAGCTGTCTATTCACATCAAGATAACCGCTGTGACCTACACGTTAAAAAGTCTGGTGAGCTTAAGCTTGACGATGATTACGCTAAAAACTTAGGCCACGAGCTTATGCACTGTCTGTATGGTGACTATCACCAGCACTTTTAATTGGATTACCATATAAATAACAACTTGTCTATCCTTTATGTGTTGTCGTAAACTTAACGTGTTCATTACACGTGGAGCTAAATTATGGCACAATTTTGGAAAGCGTCAAGCGTAACTGTCAATAACGGGAGCAAAATTGTCACCGTTAATACAGGCGACGACGTTGCAAATATAATCACGAATTCGATGTTGCAAATTAGCAATTTCCAATACGTAGAAGTAAAAACTGTTAATACCGTTAACCAGACAATCGAGTTGTTCTTTGATTGGGACAAAGGTAACGTAAGCGCTCAGCCTGCTATTGCAGCACCTAACCGAGCAGCTATTAAAGAAGCTGTTGAGGAATTACGCGCATTGCGTCAAACATATGAAGCGCTTGCTTCTGATGTTAGCGTTGCACCAAGCGCCAACAGCGTACCCCGACGTGATAATAATGGCCGTATTAAAGCTTCTGCTGGTGTAGATCCTAATGATGTTGTAGTACAAAGTCAGTTGGGAACCGCTGCTGCTATGGATGTAACAACTTCTCGCTTAGATACCGACCAAAACCACATAATGAAAGTCCGTGACTTTGGTTTGGGAGATAAAGTTGCAACTGAATACCCTAGCAACGACCTTGATGATGTCACTGTACCTTGTGGGTTTTACAGACTCATTAATAACATGCCATCTTCAGGTACAAGACCTGAAGGATTTTCTTCCTTTGCTTATTGCCAAGTACAAACCTATGACATAAGGTCAAAACTTCAAACTGTTGTCGATGTCACTGGTAAAAAGGCTCATAGAACTTTTTCTGAGAGTGATGCTGGTCAATGGGTGTACGACTATAATAGCGGAAACTCTGTCAATCCTTTGGATTATGGAATCGGAGGAAACGCCCCTCAGTTTGAGGACTGGAATGAAATTCCTTTAACTTTTGGGGGATTTTGCGCAGTAACCGCAACCGCCTCTAATTTACCAACAGGTTTACCCTCAGGGACTTTTTATACCCTTCTTTACTTAGGTAGGGCTAACGACCAAATATTAGCATTCAATAACGGAGGAGGTAGTGTTCACCGTCTGCGTAGGTCTAATCAAACAACTTGGATTTATGAAGGAGAGGTGTTTCACAGCGGCAACACTAACTTCAATGAGTTTAACATTCCTCAGGGGAAAAGCAGGTTAGGAGTGGCTCGTTATGCGGGTGAAGTTCATGTTGAATTCCCACTTCAAAGTTATACAGCTCCGACAGGGTTAAGTGTCACTGGCACTTTTAAAGTTATAGACCTAACCAATGGAACGGCAATAGCAACGGGCATCACTCCTACAATAGTAGGCGCAGACTGTACCAATAAGAATGGAATAATAAAACTTGTCGCGGTAGGGCAATACGTGGCAGGGAGGAATTACAGAGTTGAAGCAGAGAACAACGTCACCTTATCATTTAACTTCTAATAGGAAACAGCAATGCTAAAATTTATAGATGAAAGTGACTTCTTAGAAGAAGGAATTACATTTGAGCAGATTGCTTTAGGTGTGGTCAAATGGCAATACACCGAAGGTGAAAAAATCCATAACGGCATCATTTTTGAGGGTTTTAAACGTACAGCCCAAGTCCAAAGCGGAACTGAGCAAGTACAAGTCGGGGAACAGGATGTAAACTTGGGTACTGACAAAGATCCTAAATTTGAAACCGTACCAGTATTTGAAGACCTACCGAAAATGGAAACGGTAGAGATTGACATTTGGGAAAAACTTTTAGAGTTGGACGAGAAAAGCTTAATTAGTGTTAAGTGGATGAAAAAAGAAGACCATGACGCTATTGCACAGGAACAGCAACGCGCGAGCTTTAAAGGCGAACGTCAATACAAACTAGATACAGCCGTTGTGACCACAACTAACGGTTTTAAGTTTGACGCAGACGAACAAAGTATTACAAGAATGTCTAACGCTATTAGTGCAGCTGAGCGTGCAGGTCGTACTGACGTTCGTTGGTCGCTTGCTGATACCGCTACGGGGGTAATGACAGATATTACGCTTCAGGACTTGCAGGAAGCGCACACATTAGCTGTTGAAAACATGGAAAGTATTTGGGAAGTGTAACTAGCTAAAAGGGGCTTAATGCCCCTTTTTGCAATCTCTTTCGTAAGTACCCTTGTAATCAGGCCAACCATATTCACCTTTCGAATCTTTAAACGTATCTACCATATCACAATAATAAGCTAACTCAGCTTCAAAATCCCTTTCTGTTTCCATGCTAAATAAGACTGTCATGCACATAATGAGAGCCATAGCTATAATAAGAACTCTATTAGGATGCTTGTCGCCGCTTCTGCGATTGTAACAATGAGCCATAATTTCACCTAAGTAATGTGGTTAATTTTAATACAAGTATATAGGTTAATTTTACACTTTAAAAGGTTGTGTAAACAGCACATGCAGCGCGTTTTAACCTAAAGTATAGCACTTATACGGGCTACGCTGTAAAAAGCGCACAGCGTACCGTACAATTGGCACTACGCGGTTTCAGCACGCTCTAAAATGCTTGTTTTACTAGGGCGCTTGAAAAATGCGTGAGTATGGTCGCCTTCAGCGTGTTCAAATGTAGCTGTGAATTCAACGGTATCACCCTTTTCCGCGTCATAGATTTTTGAAGGTAATGTACCCCACACTGTCGACTTATTTCCAAGCTCGACAAGCATCTTTGTCGTAATGCCGCTGTCGTAATAGCTAAAAGACTGTCCCTGTACGTCCTTTATCATAACAATCTTACCTTTAACAGCAACGCGACCTTCAGGCGCTGTACCCTTAAGCGCTTTAAGTTTGGCAAGTTCAGCTTCCCTAGCAGCTTCACGTGCAGCGGCCCGTTCTTGCTCGTAAGTGTGGATTAGGTCAGAAAGCGACTTCTGGTTGGTTTTAATGTAGGCGTAACTGCTTTCACCATCGTCCCAAATTCGACCACGTTCAACAACACCATAGTTCCCAATGCAAGCGCTAAGTTCTTCAATTTCCTTAGTGGTAGATTTAAGACGCACACTATACGCAAATCTACGGGAATTAGCAGTACGAACACGCCCTGTCATTAGCTCAAGTTGCTCGTAGAACTCTTCGCTGAATGGTAAATATGCGCCACCTTGGTAAGTTGTGTCTTCCCAGAAGTAACCGTCGCAAGGTGCGTGAAGCCTACCGTAGCAATCAATTGTAGGCTCTTTACCGTTGTTAGCGGTTGCAGCTTTCTCAGCTACTCGAGCGCGTAGCTTTGCGTAGTTTTCGTTCGCTTGAACAACGTGAGCGCGGATAACTTGTACTAGTGTGGTCATAAAATACCCCTACGTGATGTGTCTTGTTAATGTAGGGGTATTATTAATGACATTTAGATATGTGTCAACACCTTTTATAAAATATTTTAAATTGGGTATCCAATGTCTTTAAGTATTGAATGAGCTTCGTTAGTATACCACTCATAATCAAGGTCTTCAGGTAAACTATCAGCGAGTTCCATGAGCGGTCTTGCACCGTCGCTTTTTGGAACTTTGTTACCGTTCTTAGCGTAGACTATTCGGTAGTGGGTGTTCTCAGGTTGCTTGGCGTAATACCAACGAATTGCCTTGCCCAAGTAATCTTGCTGAACTGGTGTCCAACGTGCCTGACCGTAAGCGACACGCATGGATGTAGCCATTCGGTCGTAAGGTTCGTTATTGTCAATCCAGCTTTGCTTGATCCATGTATTACCTTCGTATCGTCGCCAGCCCGCAGCTTCAAGCTGCACCTCCATATCTTTAAGCTTAGCTTTACCTTCAGCGCCTGGATCATGATAAGTCACCGCAACCGCTCCGCCTGACACATTCCGAACAGTAAGGAAATCAAGTAGGTTTTTACACTCACGTATATACCGTTCAACTGGTGTACCGTCCTCAAGGAACTTAGAAACCGCTTTTGTACAGACAGTGGTCGCAGGGTTCTTTCGTAAGCCCGGATCACTGTACGCGCCTTTACCCTTAACGCCACCACCTTCCTTCACAGCAAAATAGTTGTTTACGTCCCTGCTACACAGCGCTCGGTAATAACTAGCTTCAAGCTCAAAGTTAGTTTGCTTTTGCCATGCGTCAAGTATTGCGTCGCGTGTGGTGGTTTTAGTACGAGGACATTTAATAACAATACCGTCGGTGTTCGCACTTACAACCTGTATTCCGTTAAGCTCAAACATTTCAATCATCATAAGCAAAGCAAGCTGACCTGTAATGGTAGTTTGAATTAACAGGTCGGGTGAATAAAACAACGACCACTTTGAGCCCAATTTACCAAACGTCCCGTTGATAACGATTTTAAGGCTGTCCGCTGTACGCTTGTTGTCCTTAGCTAGACGTTCATACTCTGCTTTCTTTTGCTGGTCGCTTTCATCTTTAGCTTTATCACCGTATTCCTTAGCAGCACTTTTGGCAGCCAAACGGCGTTCAACAATGGTGCGGAACACATGCAAGAAAGCTGAGCCTAAATGTTGCGGAAACAGATCGTTATTCAGTATTATGAACGGGTAGTATGACGTTACGTCGTGGTCGCTCAGCTGGTACAGATCGTCGCTAAAATGCGTTGTTTTCTTTTCTGTACTGTGCAAGCCACCAATGCCCATCGTGTAAGTTGATTCGTTGATATTAATCTTAAGATTTGCTAGCTGCGGAGGCATACCAACAGAACCTTTTTCGCTGACCACAAATATCGTTTCACGTAGTATGTCAAGCACACTGTTCATTAATGGTGTTTGAAAGTTCATCCAATCCGGTATACGGTAGCGATACGCTGTGCCAGGCTCAATTACAGGCTTGCTTGGTTTGTGCCCGAGCATTTTTTCAAGCTCGTGCGCAATTACAGCTTCTGCGATCTGCGCATCCGATTTACTACGCAAGTCGACACCATATTCATGCGACATATCTTCGCGAAGCTTAATGTCCTTTTTTAATTCCCTGTAAAGGTCATGCGTAGTGTCTAAGTCATTGAAGCAGTAAAAGCGCGTAACACTAATTTGATCAGGTGTCAACTCTACTTCGGGGTGGATTGGTAAGTCTTGCATTTTAGCAGTACCAGCGCGACCACCGTAAATCTTAAGCGAACCAGCAAGCGGAGCAACTTCCATTATATCAATGTGGTCATTGTTTATATTTTTAAGCTTAAGCTTGCGCAATACTTGCCAAGGTTTATAGCCTTCACCGATGATCATATTGGTAGCTGCTTTCATTTGCTCAATGCTTTTACCAGCCATAGCCATGATTGCTATTGGCATATCGTACCCTATTGAGTTAAAACCTACAACAAGACCACAGTGCATAAGCCACATTAATTTTCGCGGGTCGTCGTTCCAATCGCTGTCGCCGTAATCAGTGCCAATACGTTCAAAGTAGATGTATTTGCCGCTAACGGTATCTTTAAAAGCAATTAAGAAATAATTTATATAACACTCAATATCGAATACAAATGGGTGTTTGTTGTTAACTGCTGTGATAAGCTCTTGGTCACTAAGCATGGGCAGCGCCATAAGCCTAGCTTCCTTAAGGTAAGGTAAAAACGTATTAAGCCGCCAAGTCGGTTCGGGCGGTAAATACTTTTCATCTTCTTTTTCTTTTTTGATTTTTGGCATGTCTTGCCAAAATAAGCCAAGCGCATCAGCTCTCATATACAGCTACCCCCGAAGCTTTAGCTTTCTTGATCATATCTTTAGTCCCGTTGTCGCCGTCAAACGCAACGACCAAATCAATGTTAATAAATTTTAACATCCAACCGTTACGGACAGGGCCCGCTTTATTTTCGAAAAAATTCCAATTAGCGTTCACGCATATTGAACAGTAACCATTTTGCTTCGCCCACTGGTCGGCGAAATTATCAATAAAGTTAGCGCCACCGTGAACAATTGCGAAGTCAGTGTCTAGGTATTGAACTATAGAGTCAAGAACGCGAAAAACGTGTTCCTTGTCGCCCCGTTTATGACTACCACAAACCAAAATCACCTTAGGCTTCATAGTTCACCCTCAAGCCAGTGCATACCAACAATCAAACCTCTGACGTTTTCACCGTACCATAAGCATGGCTTCGGGTACATTGTCAAATCTATTTTGTGCGCAATACCCTCAAGCTTTTGCAGCATAGGTAGTGAGAAGGTGCTTTTGCTGGTAAGCCAGTCAATTTCATAACTTGACCCTTCACCGCTGTCCTTTTGGTGCGTTCGCATTAAGCCAGGCTCGAATACAATACGGTTAAACTTATCAATAAAAGGTTTCATTGCATCTATGCCTTCAAAAAACTCAGGCGGTATAGTAACGGGCTTTCCTTGCGCGGACAATAGTTCAGTAACTTTAGCTGGCCATTTATCGTCGATAAGGTTAGTACGAAGCCACTTACCATCAGCATAATGAATTGTCAATGAGTTGTCGTTCATTTGAAAACGCGTAGGAATGTCTTTAATTCGTAACAGTTCTTTGACCGCGTCGCGTGGTACGATTACGTCGACAGGGAACGGTTCACCTAGCCAATGTTCAGCTATGATCACATTGTTTGTTGCATACACGCTGTGACCACAAAAGTAAACACCGTTAGACCAAGGGCGTGCAGCGTCGTCGGCGATAAAAGGCTGTACAGCTCGTAATGCTGCTAACATAACTTCACCGTTAATGTCAACAAATTGACCTTCAGGTTCTAGGTGAGCGCTGTGCCCGTCGACGCATTCAATGTATGTTCGAAACTTGCCTGATTTAACCGACAAGCGACCTGTTTTTGTCATACCTAGCTGAATTGTGTCTTTACATTTGCCAATAGCGTTTACAAGTGGCACAGCTTTCGGTTTGCAGTCAACATCGAAGTCTATAGGTACGGACAAAGCCATGCGACCGTTAAAACCTTGTATACGGCCAGCTTCAATTTTAAAATGGGTTAATGTTGGTACAAGCTCTTTACGTGCCACACAACCTTGAACGAATTTCATTTTGTCAAGTAGTTCTTTGGACATTAGAAAAGCCCCTGTATCATGTTTAGGTTTTGATTAGTTTTTTCTTTATTGATCATATCATTTACTTGCATATAGCCAAGCATGTTATACACAGCACGTGATTCATAAATGGTGGATAAGCGATCAACACTAAATCCATGTTCAAACAACATATCTTCCATATATTCACGTTCAATTGATGATAACGTTGTAATGTGCTGCCCTTGCGTATGACGGCTAGGCGACTCAGCTGACACAGCTATCGGGCCATGCTTAGCTGTAAAGATTGAACCGAATGCGGCTGCTTGTATCCAGGACGAGGAGTCACACGAATACCAAGGGTAACGTTCCATCAAGCTAACAGACGTAAGACCGAAACCGTGAACTTTAATCTTAGCGTTACCGCTACCGTCACAAAGGTACTTCGACCAAATGTGGTCAAGCCACTTTTCAAGGTGGACTTTCGATTTACCTACCATACCCCCAATCGTGATATAAGTATAATTTTTAATATACCACTCCAAATAGCGTTCGTCTTCACCGTAGTGAAAGCAGGGTAACGGACGCACACCTAGGCGTTCCATGTGCATTTGGTTTTCAAACGTACCTTGTGCGCTACCGATCGAATCGAGTACGGACGCCATTAGGTCTCCGTCTTCAACGCGTATAATGTCCGCGTTACGTCGAATATAATTGCAGTAGTCTTCAATTTTGATTGTTGCACCTAAAGACCAAGCAGAGAACGCACCCGAGTCAAGAAACACCTTAGCGTTATTTTCGCGCATGTTATTTACAAACGACTGTTTCAAAACATAGTGGTATGATTCAAGTATGTTATGGTTTGAAACGCGCTCCATTACTTCAATTTCGCGCTCGTTTAATTTTGGGTATCGGTTTCCGCCTGGCATATAACTGTTTGTGAATACCGCGGCTAAATAAATCTGTAATTTACCGTCCAATGTGCTTCCTCCAAAGAATAAAAAAGCCGTAGGGTTATAATAACCGAACGGCTTTCAATTAGCTAGTAGTTGTTAGACTTTCACATCACTGTTAGCTAAGCTTAAGAACTCAGAACGTGTTTCGGTTTGTTCTTTGATGACGCCACGTAACGCGGTTGTGATAGTGTGGTGTCCTTGCTGCGAAATACCGCGTGATTCCATGCACATATGACGCGCACGAATCAACACACCAACGCCAAGCGGTTGCAAATGCTCTTCAAGTGCGTCAGCAATTTGTGTAGTCAAACGCTCTTGTACTTGCAAACGACGTGCGAAAGCGTCAGCTAGACGGGACAGCTTTGACAGACCGACAATTTTACCGTTTGGAATGTAAGCGATAGTTGCTGTGCCAATGATTGGTGCAATGTGGTGTTCACAATGGCTATAGATTGGAATGTCTTTGACCACAACCATTTCGTCATAGTTGTCTGCACCATCTTCGAACACCTTAAGGATATCCGCAATATCAACAGCGTAACCGCCGAACCAATGAGCCATGGCTTTAGCATAGCGTTTCGGTGTTTCCTGTAACCCTTCGCGAAGTTTACCGTCCTTTTGTTTTTCAATTGCGAAAAGAGTATCTTTAATTGCTAATTGAATTAGCTCTAATTGTTCGTTAGTCATTAGCGTGTTTCCTCGTTGTACGCTACTTCTACAATGGCGCTGTTAGCACCGTGTTCTCTTACTTCAACTTTGGTTAGCTGCACACCTTCAAGAACGTCAGCGTTCTCACACTTGCGACGCAACCATCCAGAGACGGTTTTATAGATGTAATCAGCAAACGCTTCGCAACCAACATTATCAATTTTAATAAGGTCAATTAAGCCAGCGTCACAAAGCTTTTCAAACGTTTCCACTTCAGGATCGTCTTTAGCGACAATAGTAGTGTGATCAAATGTTTCTTTAATCCACTCTTTAATGTCACCGAAACCGCCAAAGTCAACAACCCAATTACGGTCGTCTAATGCACTTGACGTAAACTCTAAATGAATAGATAGCGCGTAGCCATGAATAAAACGGCAATGCGACTCAGCACGCCATTGACGAAACGCACAGCTCAGACCTAAGTCGTGCCCGAAAGTTTTAGTTGATTTATACAGCTTTTTCAATTTTATGTTCCCATTTAAGTTTATTTGATACACGTCCGTAAAGACCTTCTATCTTTAAATAACGACCCGTTTGACCGTGCAAGCTAAACGTTAGAGTTCCGCTAGCTGCACAAGCTAGGTCAATAAGACGACCCGCTAACGGGCCGCCCTCAAGTCTAACGCGCTCCATTAGTAGCGCTCCAGAAACTCAGCCCAGCCTTTCTCACGTAGTTCGCACGAAGGACATTCACCACAGCCAAAACCCCATTCGTTTTCTGTGTTGTGATCACCTTGATAGCAAGTATGGCTTTTCTGTAAAACGATGTCAAGCACGTCGTACTCTTCAGCAAGCTTAAATGTGAACGCTTTATCAACGTACATTAAAGGGGTTATAAATTCGATAAAACTGTCCGAACCTATGTTAAGCGCGTCACGTAGCTGCTCAATGAAGTTGCGTCGGCAGTCGGGGTATCCGCTGTAATCGGTTTGGCACACACCAGTCATAACCGCTTTAGCGCCTACCTTTTGTGCTAGCGCGTGAGCAAGGGTTAGGAACGTGGCGTTACGGTTCGGTACGTAAGACGCTGGCAAGCCAGGCTTCTGTGCGTGCTCTTTAGTTACGTCGTCCTGTTCGTCACCAGCTATTAAAGCGCTATTTCCAATGTTTCGTAAAGCGTCAACATTAATTACATGCTGCTCAATTTCAACACCGAACTTTTCTTGCATTTCCTTTACGATTTCGTTAGCGCAAAAAATTTCCACACCGTGCTTCTGACCATAAGTAAAGCTAACAGTTATAACCTTTTTGAAAAGTTCGACCGCCATACCTAAACACGTCGTTGAGTCTTGACCCCCACTCATTACGACAACACAAGTTTCGTTTTTGTAATCTTTTTCCTGAATTAACTTATTCATATCCCGCCTCCACGTCGACTAAAATCTCTTCTACGTCTGTGCGAATGCTATCGTCATAGCCACCCAAATTATCAGCCCACTCGTTAAGCAGGTCACGGACTTCGCCGTAAAAATCACGTTCTTCCATTGTATTACTCCACGTCAATTATTTTATGAATCTGAAGACATAGCGTGTAGCCATGCGCCATTGCTGAGCTTACCGCTGCTAGCAGATGTTTTTCATTTTCCTTTGGGTTTTTACAGTCCACAGGCTGGATGAAAATAGGTCGTTCGTGTTCAATTGGTGGACGCGCTGGCTTCACCTTCAAACCTAGCACGCGTGTCGGTAAACCGTCCACAACGTCAACGTGCTTGTAATCAACTACGTACTTATAAGCTGATACGTGTGGTGCAAGGTCTTTATGTATACGCCCGATTTTAGGCGAGCACATAATACGAACAGGATAGTTTGTATTGTATGTAGGCGCAAGCGTACCGTTAGTTTCAATTTGAACTGTGTACTCGTGCTTCATTAGCTGTGCAACAAGCTCACTAAGGTTTTGTCTAAATGGCTCACCGCCTGTAATGACCACAAGCTTATTCGGCGCTGTAACGTGTTCCACAGCTTTTACAATGTGGTCAACGCTGCGCATACGCGCACCTTTAGTATACTCGGTATCGCATACAGGGCATCTAAGGTTGCATCCAGCTAAACGAATGAACGTTGCAGGTTGCCCGGCATATATACCTTCACCTTGAATAGTTGGAAAAATAGAGTGGAGTAGAACTTCGCTAGGTTGGTTCTTTTGTAAGCGAAGGGGTTTTTGAGTATTCATTTGAATCCCTTGTTTGTGATGGTGGCAGGGTACACCGGATTGAATAAAAAGCCCTAGCGTAAAACTAGGGCTCAGGGCTGTGTTTTATTTATTATTCAGCTTCTTTGTCAGCTTTTGCGGCGTCTTTCGCTTTTGCTGCTTCTGCTTTTGCAGCTTTTTCAGCTTCTTTTGCTGCTTTTGCTGCTGCACGCTCTTCAGCTTTAGCTTTACGCTCAGCTTCCTTTGCTGCTTTCGCTTCAGCACGTTCCGCTGCTTTACGTGCTTTTTCTTCTTCACGCGCTTTCTTCTTAGCTTCGCGTTCTGCTTCTTTAGCAGCTTTTTTCGCTTCAGCTTCTTCGCGCTTTTGACGGGCTTTGTCAGATACCACTACACCTTCGATACCGTGGAACTTACGCCAGCGAGCGTACTGAGTTTTTACTGTTGCAGGGTTAAAACCGTCAGCTACTAGCACTTCAAGTAAATCAGCAACTGCCACAGGTGCGTTACGCTCTTGAGACATAGCATTAGCACGTTGCCAAATTACGTCACAGTTAGTGTTCGGACGAGGTTGACGAACTCCGTTCTGTTCAGGCATTTGAACTACGGCAGGCTTCGCGGTTTCGGTTGCTGCTTCAGGGGCTTTATTTTCGTTTGACATTATATTTCTCCAATAACGGGGTTTAAAAGTTAATTCGCTTTGCGATGGTGCTAATACTAAGTTATCACAAATGTGATTGCAAGCCCTTTTTGAAATTATTTTTAAAGCTTATCAAAGACCGTTAAAACGACGCCAATGGCCAAACTGTGTACGTACTGTTGACGGGTTAATTCCTTGTGTATCACCCCACTCAGCAACTCCGGTTTTAACGAACTCAAAACCTTTTACTTCACGTATTTCGTCACATTTATCCCAAATACGCGCCGAAGCTGTGCCTGGCTTAGGACGTTTCGCTGTTGTGCTAGCTGTGCGCGTTGTGGTGCTTACAACGCCTTTACCTGCTTGTGTTACGTCGCCGCAGTTTTTAAGCTGCTGTGTGGCGCTTACAGGCTCGATTTTAGGGTTGCTATACTTGCCGCCTAGTTTGCCGTTTAGCAAATACTCAGCAGTTTGATCAGCTTCTATGTTGTTCATTACTTTAAGGACTGAACCAATTAAAGCTTCACGCGACCATGAACTAGACGCTTTAATACCATCACTATGATTATCGTGAATTTTGCGAAGTTCTACATCAGTGAAACCCTGTAAGCCAGCAACGCTTACTTCATTAACATAGTAATCGCTTTTTGGAGCAAGCAGATCAGCCCAATAAAACGCCTGTGCTTCGCTTTCGACGATTTTCAAAATTTTACAATCAACAAATAAAAATAACATGATGGTAGTTCCTAACGTCTAGTTCATGGTCGCGTAGCTTATAATAGGGCTCGCTTGATAGCAAGCCCTTTGAACCTTATTTACCTTTAAAGCCCATGAACTCACGCCAGCGGTAAAGTTGAACCTGTGTGGTCACTGGGTCTAACCCTAGCTCAGCTGAACGTTGTTTTGCTGGTTTAGGTGTTGGCACAATACCTTTTTCAGCGTACATTGCGTCAAACAGATCCCAAAGTTGCGCACACTTACCGCCATTTGAAGGACGCTTAACACCATTACGCTCTTCACGATTTTTCTGAATTTTAAGCCCGTTACCTGTCGCGTTACTCGCTGTGTTAGATGAATTAGCTTTTGCAGTTTTAACAACTTCACCGAATTCGTGGTCGCAAGCTAAGCACACATATTCTTTTTTAATACGTGCTTCAGGTGCGTTTTCCTGTGCTGCGATTTGACGCTGTGTTTCGTAGCAGCTTACACCGTTGCTAAGGTGGATACCGCAATCAGGGCAGTTAACAAACTCACCAACTACTGGCTCAGGTTTAACAGTTGAAACGATAAACTTCTCACCAAGCATTGCAATCATTTCATCAGGTGTTTCGCTGTCCATGCTGAAGCTAACTGCGAACGCGTTGTCGTACTCTACAACTTCAGCGCCTTTAAGGTATTGCTGAACTTTCTGAGTGTAAGTGTTCATTGCACGTACAGCGTTTGATTTATTTGAGTAAGTTTTCATATTTGAATCTCCGTTGATTTAATCTGCTTTTGTTTACCGCTTTGCTTAAGCGATGTGTGTATATTCATTCAAACTGAGATCCATTGCAACTACTTTTTTCATCTTTTTCTAAAAAGATATGGGTTTTTTGAAAACCCATATTATATCAATCACTTAGAAAGGGACTTTTATTTCCCATTCGTCACAACCCGTACTGACCACACTAATCGGCGGAGTAGCTCCGTACTTACCGCACTTGTTATCAGCTACTATACAGTGATCGCAATTAGCACAAGTCATAATAATACCAGCATCGCTCATTTCCCGTTGTGCAAGCTTACGCGCTTCGCGTTGCTGGTGCTGCCATATTTCCCATTCCGACTTCATGTCCTATTTCCCCCTTGTAATCTATCTTTTTAATTTCTGGATAAGGTTTACGATTTGTCCATACGCGTATGAACTGTGGTGTAGAACACTCATGCCAGCGTTCGGTTGCTTCACCTAGCGTTTCAGGCGGCTCAGTATCTGCTGCTTCGCGCCACCAATCACGTGCAGCTTTACGAGCGTAACCTTCATGTTCAAGACATAAAGGCTGCTTAAAGCGTCGTAAGCCGCACTGGTACGTCATTTCAATATAATCAGGCTTATTCATACGCCCCTTGCGAAGCTTGTATGTTAACATATCTACTTTAAAAGTCTGTACTAAAGGTGTGTCATCCTTTTTCTTTTTAGCTATAAGCTCTTCACCGCTCGACTTAGCGCTGAACTTGATTTCCGGTGGGTACTCATGGCCGCACTTCGGACACTTACGCAAGCTAGCGTGAAATATCATAGGGCAATGGTCACACTCACGTACAGGCGCCTGGCCGCCACCTTTACCCTTTTTCTTGGGTAATACTGGGTCATTAATAGGGCCAAGTCGTAACGTGTTACCAGCAAAGTCCATGACCAAGCAATTAGGTTTTTCGCTGTACGCAATAGCGTCAAGTCTACCCTGTTGTGTTGAAAGGTCGTAGCCTGGAGCATAGAAAGGACGTGTGCCGCGGCCTAATATTTGCACCCATAAGCCAGGCGACTTGGTTGCACGCAGTATCACGAGCAGGTCTATAAATGGCGCGTCGAACCCTGTGGTTAGTACACCATTATTAACAAGCGCCGTTACTTCCCCGTTCATAAATGCTGCAATATTAGCGTTACGCTGTGCTGTACTCATTTTACTGTGTACGGCTGCGGCTGTTATACCTTGCGCTTGTAGTTCGGTTACAATGTGCTCAACGTGATCAACACCCGTACCAAATATAAGCCAATGGTTTCGGTTTTCTTCACGTGCTACCTGTACGGTTTCAGCAACAGCGGCTCGGGTAATTTCTTCCTTATCCGTTGCACGCTGAAGCTCACCTTGCTTGTAGTCACCTTGACTAGTACCAACACCAGTAAGGTCAAGTTCGGTTTCGGTAGCACGCGGTTCAAGCTCACATAAGTAACCTTGATCAAAAAACCAGTTGAACGCGTCGAACGAACACATATCACAGCAAATGTCGTCGAAGAAACCATTTTCGTCCGTGATCATACCAGTACCAACACGCCAGGCGGTAGCTGTCAAACCTATCACTTTTAAGTGGGGGTTCACACGTTTTAGAAGTTCAATAAACTTACGGTACATCGTGTTCGACTTGGTAGGTATGAGGTGGCACTCGTCGACTATAATAAGGTCAACATGTCCGAACTCATGTGCTACGCGGTGAATTGATTGTATGCCTGCGTATGTTATGTTGAACATAGTTTCTTTTCGACCAATACCAGCCGAATAAATACCAGCCGGAGCGGTGCTCCAAATTTGCATTAGTTTGTCATAGTTCTGCTCAATTAACTCCTTGACGTGCGTTAGTAGGATAATTCGTTGGCCAGGCCACTGAGTACATACACGACGTATGAACTCAGCGCTGACTAGCGATTTACCTGTACCTGTTGGCATACATACGACAGGATTGCCGACTTTACCGTCTTCAAAGTATTTGAATATGCTGTTGATTGCATATTCTTGGTAATCGCGTGGCTTCATTACCAAACTTCCTTCGTTTGTATTTGTTGTGACGTAATGTGGTCAGGGCCTTGCTTGAACTCCTTACCATCACGCGTACGATATACGGCATAGTTGCTTTCGTGGTTTCCACCCATAAAGCTAAAGCGTGGCAGTAGCGTCGGGTCGTAAACGTGTTCACCACACCCATCAAAGCAAGCTGTTTTATCACTTACTATTTCATTGTGACCACGATTACACGAATAACCGCCTTCGCGCTTAGCTGTCCAATGTATACAAGTACGACAATTTATTTCAGGTGCTTCTTTACCATGGCACACAGACTTAACGTCGCAGAACTTACACTTCCAAAAGGTTGATTGGTTGCTAATACGGGTCAGCGCGTCTGTTGTGAAAATAACTTGCTCAGCTCGCTGCTTGTACGTCTTAGCGTTGTCCGCGTCGTAAGCAATAATTTCAGCGTAAAGCTCATCAGTGTCCTTGTTGACTACCATATACAGCGAATATGGTAACTGGTAATACTCCATACATTGATTCATCTGCACATAATGTTCATGCTTTTCAGCTTGGCATCCGCCCGTCTTTATCTTAGCGAACGCTTTGCTTCCGGCTGTTTTAAATTCGGTGTAACAAGGTACGCCAGGCTCAAGGTCAGGACAGTTAACCATAATACCATCAAGAGCGCTACCATAGTGACCGCCAAAGTCGTTGAACTTAAACTGCCCGCCTTCGTCTGTTTCGTACCATAGCTGAACGTTAGGTATGCACATTAGCATGGCAAGGAAACGCGCTTCTTCAAGGTGGCCGCGGTTAAAGAGCCGTAACATACGTTCGTCAAAGCTTGCTTGTGCTACCCACTTCCAACGAAGCTGGACTTGTCTAGGGCAATCAACCCCAATACCCGAAGCACCTTGGTGGCTGCGAAACTTACTTTCCGTACCGCGATAAGCGTCTTCCATTTTAGGTAAAAGCACTTTTAAGTTCTGTCTGAACTGTCCGCACTTATCAGCGTTAAGCGCGTCGCTGATTGCTTTTAATGTTTTTTCTGCAAGTTGTACACCCATCAATATTTTCTCCTTTCGCCTGGATTGACGACCTTCCGGCCTCGTATGTGGGTTAGTTTACCCTTTTTTGGTTGACCTTGCTTGATACGCTTTTTGGACAACTGTATTACCTGCTCACATTGCTCACTATTAAAATGCGCTATATGGCACTGGTGCCTTTTAAGGCTCATCTTTTCAGCAAGCCAAGTATAAGCACCTGTACGACTCATAAGCCTATATTGTTTGTGTATGCGATCAAACCATTTATGAGCTCTAGCGCGAGCTTGGCGTGTCTGGTAATTGCCCATTTTACCAAGCGGGTAGAACGTGCCGTGGTGGCAACCGACTGCGGCTTTGCAGCAATCACAGTGCCAAATATAAGGCCAATCGCCAACGGGCTTTTTGTATAAGATTCGGTTGTTTGCATATCTAATTCGTTGTGAGCTACACTCGTCACAACGCTCAGGCGGATTCAACCACTCCGCACGCTTTCTGACGTTTTCCATAATGCCATACTCCAATTGCTACTAATAACTTTGATAATACCATAAGAACAAATGTGGGTATTGATAGAATGTCTATGTATAGCAGGAAGACCGCTGTATCAATTGGTGCTGCTATAAGGGAGCTTATCAGTACACGTTCATTGAAAGGTTTTTTGGTAAGACTAAAGATAAGCCAGTCGATAAACTCGCTAAAGGCAAAAGAAACGGCGCTAGCTATGGCCACATTAGGGTCAGCTAGTTCATAGCTAACGAAGCATCCCACAATCATAGCAACAAGGACAACGTCACCGACTGCTCGCTGTGCGTAGTCACGCGCAACAAAGACAGCGCCCGCCACGATCGACATAGGTGCAAACAAACCAAAGCCAATATCAATCGGAGGTATTAAGGTGAACCCAATGTTCACCAAAATAATAGTCAAAATGTAGATTAGTAGTGCAAGCATGATAATTTTTCCTACTGATAAAAAAGGGGTCAAACGACCCCTTTTAAATAGTTAACTTAAAGATTAACCTTGATTAGCTAGCCAAGGTGGTGTACCTGCTTGAGCTGCTGCTTGACCGCCTTGGTTGGTCTGTGGGTGCTGCTCTGCTGGTGGTAAGTCAGCTTGCTGCTGTGGTGCTTGAGCTTGCTGTGGTGCTCCCTGCTGTGGTGCAGCGTTCTGCCATCCACCTTGTTGAGGCGCTTGCTCTTGCGGTGCAGCGTTCTGTGGTGCTTGCTGCGGAGCTTGGTTAGGCTGCTGCCACTGTCCTTGCTGTGGTGCTTGTGCTTGCTGTGGAGCTTGCGTCTGCATTGCTTGCGGTGCTGCCATGCCCTGCGGAGCTTGTGGTGCGCCCTGTGGTGCTGACATACCTTGTGGAGCTGCTGCACCTGTACCACCTTGAACCGGACGATAGCCTTTTACTTCGTTACGTGGCTCAGGGTATTGCTCAGTGACTTTAGACAAGCCAACTTTCACATCCATAGGAATGTTGTGAAGCTGCTGCGAGTCTTGTACCTGAATCACACCAGTTGCGTGACAGATAGCAGAAAGCGTCTGGTATGCAATTTCAACCGCTTTTTCGTTAGGGTTATTCAAGTTCAAACGATCCCAAAGCTTACGGCCAGCGAACTGCTGTGGTGCAATCACTTCGAGCGTAATTTCAAGATAAGACCCGTCACCACCTTTTGTCGGTTTCATTTCCGACTCGGTGATCATTGCAGTGTACCATGCTGGCGCAAGGTTTTCGAAAGCTTGGTTCGGTGCTACTGTTTCGGCGTTAAAATTTAATCCAGCCATTATATAAATCCTCGTCTAAGCGGTTTGAGTTTGATTGGTTGTACCCAGTATTTTGTTAATGATGTTCCCGATGTGTGGGTATTCTAATTCATCGAGCGCACCAGACCGATCTTTAGCATCAGCGCTGAAGTCAGGCTGTGTACGTAAAGCTCGGAACATAGAACCGTCAGGGTTCTTACCAGCAAATAACTGGAAAACCTCGTCGGTCAAATAAGGTGTAGCGGGGCCCATTTTCTGGCCTGGCATACTTGGCCCGGCAAGTGTCATGCCAGTACCTTCGTCTTTGCTACGTTCTTCTTTAAAGTTAAGCTGAACGTGTCGCCCAGGCAAGTCACGAAAAGCTTTAATGGTTTTGGTCATTTGTTCAATGAGCTCACCATAAGCTTGTCGGGGGTCTTTTACTTGCTTCTTAGCATTTGCAAGCACTTGTTCAGCAATTTCCGTCGCTGAGTCAAGTACAGGGTTAAAACGCTGGCCTTGCGGGTCGGTACGTAAATAGTTCTCAGCTTCGACAAGGTCGTTAACGTTGCGAATCTGAATTACGGGGATTTCGTACGTGATAGCAGGGTTATTCACACCCCATACACGCTCAATATTTTCACGTTTTAGTGATAACAGACCAGCTTCCGCGCTAAGTACAATTGGATTCGGCATTGTCGCTGAAAGCATGGTTTTACCCATACCAGAACGACCGTAAATCACAATCTTAACACCGTTGCTAGCTGCTAGACTGTCCGCGCTTACTAACTGTATAGCCATTTATTAAGCTCCGATTAGTTCACGAATTAAAAGAAATACTAGCGCTACTGGTACGGTAAGAACACCGATTGTGAAAGCACTAAGACCTGCTTGATGAAGGCTAGGATGCTTCTCTTTAGTTGTCAGGCTAGCTGCGACATAAAGTATGATAGCAACTGTAAGATAAGCTTGTGAGAAATATTCAAACATACTAACTCCTAAAGTAGGGGTAGAAAATACTACCCCATCAAGTTAATTATTGCTCGTTGATTTTAGCCATCAACTTGTCCAGCTCTTCGCACTTTTCGTCTTCAGAGAAACCAAGTGCAGCTTTAAGCTCAGCGATTTGACGCATTTTACGAACCTTAGCTTGGATAGCTGCGAACTCTTTTTCAAGTTCTGCTTCTTTTTCCAAACGCTTAGCGTGTGCTTCAACGTCAACTTTACCAACGACCCACTTATAAGTGAAAGGTGCGTTCATGTTAATATCTGCAAGTGTATCAACGCGTGCAACCTTAACAACGGTCAAACCCGTAGAAGGCGCATCAACGATAACTTCGTCACCTACTTCAAGCTGAAGGTCTGTTTTGTACGTGTAAACCTTGCCGAAGCCTTCGCCAGAGTGGTCTTTAAACTGAACACCAATTGTGGTCAAAGAAGTTGAAAGTGTAGCGATAAGATTTTTAATACGCATGGTATATCCTTGTTTACATTTGAGGGGGTCTAACGTGACCCCGTTTAAGTTGTGTTTATAATAACACTCTAAGATCTAAAAGCTAGATAACAACTAACTTACTTATCAGCTTTTGGCACAACAAGCTTTAAGCTAGGAGAAGCGTCTTTAGTGATAATCGCTTCATCAAACAATTCTTTAACTTGATCGGACATGGCTTTGTAACCAGCCATCACAAGACTAGCTTTGTATTTAACCGCGTTCGTTAGCTCAGCTTTAGCATCATCACCAAGCTTCTCAAGCTCAGGCTGGATAAGAGCGAACGCTTCTTCGTCAAGCTTGGTGTCTTGCTTATGGACAAACGTAACTTTGTATCCGCCACCAAGGTTGTGGTGCTGTGTGCCGTACTTAGGCTCAGGAAACAGCTCACTTACAAGCTCCTTACGTTGTTCCATTTCAATTTTCTTAATGCGTGCTAACGCTTCAGCATTGCCAGCCCATTCGAGTATTTTTTGGTCAAGGGTAAGTTCTTTATTAAACGCACTCATGTTATTCGTCCTTTACAAATACACCATCAATCATTGTACCTGTACGGTCTTTGATTTCCATGTATGCTTTACGTAAGCATTCGCTAAAATCAAGACAGCACTGTTCACACAGCAAAAACAAAGCCGCCATAACCCTGTGCATACTTTCTTGAGGATCGCGGTCACGTGCAATATCACCAGCTACGTCTTTAAGATGATTAAACACGTGTAAGCCAATCGCAAGCGCTTCTTTTGTCTTAACACCCGTTTCAAAATCTTTAGGCTGCTTATCCATCTTATAAGTACAAGACGTGAAATTTGTTGGTTCAACGTTAAGCTGTGAAGCGATAATAATAATGACCACAGTGGTATCGCCAATTGCATCTACCAGCTTATCCTTGTCAAATTCCAGAATAGCTTCTGCAACCTCACCACCTTCCTCAGCAAGCTTAAGGAATTGTTGTTTAGGGTTAGAACCGTTAATAAGGTTTCTATCGTGTGCCCATTGCTGGACTAATCGAGTATTAAAAACTGTACTCATTTTCGTTTTCTCCGTTTAGTTACGAACGGCACTACCATAGCACCGTTCACATGTCAATAAAAGATTACATTAATGCACAACCTGATAAATTAGAGCGGTTGTGCTGTATTTTTCAAGCGTTTCTTGCTGGCTTAGTTGTATGATAGTTCCTGAGCGTTTAAGCTCATCGACTGCTTCACGTATAATTTGCGCTGACTTTTTCCATTGCGTAGCTTTAAAGGCTGCGCGTCGACTAGCGATGCGTTGAATGTAACCCCACGGAACATGCCCGTTAGCTTGCATTTCGTTACCCTTTTTATGATAAGCTTTAAGATCACCTGAATAGGTGTAAAAAGACATCATAATTTCACGTAAAGCCGTAAGCGCTTCTGACTCACTTGAGTTAGCAAGTAAACCGTCACGCATTGAACTATATACAAGGTAATTGTGACGCATTACAAAGTCATAAGCCCATTCAACGTGCGCTTGCTCTATAACAGGCCTGCTAGGACAGTCCATTGTGGCCAATAGTGCAGCCAGTTTTAATACCTTAAGGTTAGCACGCGTCCACAGAGACGCTATAACAGGGGCGCTTTTGTGCTCGTTAACCTTGTCTGTACATTCACGCGAAAAGTCCGCGAACCATTTACCAGACCAAGCGTCAAGACCAACTTGTGTGACGTTCACGCTGTTAATGTCCATGAGCGCACGAACTGCACCCGTCGCAGCTTGTACCAAATGCTGTAACAAGTGCTGTGGTGGTTCTTTCGCTTGGTATACAGTGTCATAAGGCACTTCACCTTGATAGTGCATGATAAGAAAGCGCGACATAAAACCATCAGTAAACATATCAGGCGTTATACTTTCAAAGAATGGTTCAGGAACCGATTCGCCTAAGAAGCTGTACCCTACCGGATAACCTAAGTCAACCGATCGTTCTGCTGTTGCGTAACGCATACCACCAGCAACGTCAAACATTCCCGACTTAGAATACATGTCTGTCATACATTCGCGAACAGTAGCTAACGCGCCACCACTGTTGTTCTCGCTCACCATGTTTTTGAACACCTTACCGAATTCACTTAAGCACTGGCAGAACTGCGAGCGGTCTTTGAATTCTTGGAACATCGAGTTCTCGTGGGTAAAGCGCTTAGACATGATAAATTGCCGCGCACCTATAACACCATGCGAACGCTCAAGCATTGTCATAAGGTTTTCAGGGTTCTTACTTAACGCTGATTTACCCGAACCCGATGGTGCGAGCATCATTAGATATGTGTTAAGACCTGTTCCGCTTATATTGTACGTGCGCCCGAATAAGCCACTGGCCACAGCTAACGCTTCGGCAATAGCGAAATCCTTAATTGGTTTAATTGACTGCGACTGGAAGTAACGTGCAAGTTCACCCATCATGCCAGGCGGGTATGCAAGCTCACCAGCCACAGGCGGCACAGTACCAATAAGTTCTTCAACATTACCTTGAGCTACTGCTTTCGCTTTAGCAATTAGAGCTTGACTTGCCTCGCGTGCATCGTCTGCCATTTGCTTCTTAAGCTTAGCGTCAGTGTCGTTCTTGTGTACACCGTATTTGATCGCGCGTAACAGCTTGTAATCGGTGCCAAGGTTTTTGGCCTTTTTACGCTGCTCTGTTACGTTGCCCGGATAACGCTTGGTCACGTCTGCTAGAGCACTCATACGCCACAGGCGCTTGCACTGTTCAACGTTTCGCGTGTAGTACGTAATAATTGTCATAAACGCACTGTCAGCCTGGCTTGCGTCGAACGTAAATTCGTAAGACCCTTGACGACGCATAATTTCTTCGTACTTTTGCCACTCACCAGCCATTAAGCAAGCGAACTTACCACTGTGATCGCCCTCGAAAGCAGCTTTCACAATTTCTTCGTCGCTTTTGGTTTGCGGTGCATCAACAAAGTTAAGCGACTCAGCCCGTTCCTGTACGCGTGCATTAAAGAACTCAATAACGGTAGGGTCGTCAGCGATAGGTAGGTCTTTATAAACGTTACCTGTGCATATAATAAAACGCTCGCGCGAATACACTTCCATTTCGTTAGTTTTAATAGCACCCTTAACTTCACCTTTGAGCCACAAGTGCAAACCTGTACCACTTTGCGAAACTTCGGTATATGTGGTCATACCATCAACTAACGCTATTTGTCTTTCCGTCGCGCTTATAGGTGCGTCGTCTTTTACATCAAGGTCAATACATGTTAAACCGTCACCGTCGACCATTACGAAGCCAAATCCGCGATCAGGGTTAGCCGCGAGCATTGGTTCAAGTTCGTCGAACGTCAGACATAAATGATAATCGTGTGGGCTCAGGGGTTTAAATTTGTTTTCAAGTTCGCACCAGTAAAACGGAGCTTTAGCTGCACCGCCATCTACTTCGCGCCCTGTGAAACACCAACGAGGCCTGAGCCTAAGTTCAAGAGGTATGTTGTGATACATTTACTCACCTTGTTGGCGCATTAGATCCCATGCTTGCAGAAAGTTCGTGATTTCTGGCGTGCGTTCCCAAAAGTATGTGTTACCTATTTTAATAGTCGGGAAACGATGTTTAAGTTTACTGATGACCGTCGGGCGAGTTACGTTCACCAGTTCCATGATCTCTTGCGTTGTTATATAGTGCGCGTCAAAGCGCTGTTGTGGGGTTTCTGTTCGAACCCCTTGGTCGATAAAAGTCGACAAGACTTCTGTGTTTAAGGTAGCCATTTTACACCTCTGAGTTAGCTAGGGTTGACCACGTTATAGCTTCACGGGTGCAATTGCAAGCATTTTGCTGATCAGGTGTTAAACTTTAGCGTTGACCTACTAAATTAAACTGTTGGGCGAGTAAATTAAACTGTTGAGTTGCTCCTGTGTGAGTTTTTACAGTGTTTGGCAAAAGCTGTTGAAAAACTTTATTTATGCGCTAGATGGTTCATTAAGTTTATTGTGTGTTTGGTTAAGTATTTTTAACTAATTCAGTATTCTTTTATATGACTTTTTCCAGCTCGTAACCTTCGTAACCTCAAAGTAACCTGCTCGTAACCGCGTAAGTTATTGATTTTTAAGGAAAAAAGGGGCTCGTAACCTTCGTAACCTAAAAACACACCCCCTCCCTGATTTTATATATGTACCTATGTGTATATGGTTACGAGGTCATGTGCTTTTGTGAGTGCAAATAGCTTTATTTATATTTGTGTCAGTTTATGACTATACATCTATTAATATTACTATTTATTTATATTTATATATATTATTGTTTTTTATATATATTTTTTTATTAATAAATATTTTTAAATTTAACATCAAAAATTAATTTGTTATCAAAAGATACTTTAAAGCTCGTAACCTTTGAGGTTACTTTCCGGCTTTTTATGGTTACGCGCTGTGTTACGCTGATAACACCGTCAAGTAAATAATCTTTACTTATGCTATGATGTGTGCTTTACTAGTCGCAGTTGAACAACCAAAACAAGGTGATACACATGTCAGATAATACAATTGTGCTTGATGCGCACGTCAACACTATGGTTTCGCGCCATATGGACTCGCTTAACCGTCAAATACTGGTAGACGATAGGGAGTATGAAAGTTCGTTTTTCACGCCTGGCTCGCCAGTCAATATACCGCAAACAAAAACCGTCAGCTATGCTCAGTTCAGCTATAATATGATGTACACTAATGCTGAAGCTATTGCTCGTGACTTTCCTACATTAGCTGAGCACGCGAATACTGTTAATTACCACCAGCATGACCGTGATGGTGTAATAGCTAGCTTCGATTTTATGCTTGCACCCGAAGTAGCTGAAGTGTTAAAAATGCAATCGCGCATATTGAAGCAACAATATAGCGAACAGCTGAAAGAGCAAGCCAGGCTCACGGGCTATTGGGAAAAGACAGCACTCGGCCGCAAAATGCGAATCGACGACTTATGTGGTCACTGGCTGGTGGGTCGACTAATTAAATGGTTATGTATATGACTCGTAATAAATGGAGAGAACTAATGTCACAGCGTATAGTAATTCAGAAGCGTAAATGGTACGGTAAGCTAGTCACCATCAAGGAATATAACGCCAGCGTGTTCGAACTTGTTGTCAGCACTGGTGGCGTGTTAACTGTGCGTCATTTTAATTCGCGTAAAAGCGAGCTGGCGCTTAATGCAAACGAATGGTCAAAAGCTGAGGTGGTGTGATGTGTAGCGAAGCACAAGCGTTAATCGATTGGTTGGATGGTAAGGAATCAGTAGAACAGGACGACTTCCTATCTAGCAATGAGCGTAATCAGGGGTTAAGCTGTACGGAGCGTATGGCAAAAGAGCGCTATATGCGAAGTGTGCGTAAGCGGGTTAAGCGAAAAGCGACCACAGCGCCTGCAAGGGGTGTAAAAGTCAATATGCGCTGCCATTGCGGCAAGCATTACCAAGCACGTAAGGCGGATATCTTGCGTAATTGGGGGTTGAGTTGTTCAAAACGTTGTGCAGCTATAAGACGTGAATTTGGACGTCCTGCTGCTACCATATTAGGAGAAGAATAAATGTCAATTCAAGATCAATTAACTAAGCGCTATTTAGGCAGGCGTGTTAGGAATTTAGGCAAGCGTGTTAGAAGTGAGCAGGGTGTTGAAGGTCGTATTACCGAAATAGACCATGAAAACGCTTTACTTAAAGTTGAGTTTTTACCTAACCAGTCTTTTGGACTTTTTTTTAAGCATTGTTGGTACGACCTATCCGCCTTTCAGGGTGAGCATAAAATGTTTACTATTGTGAAGCCACGTATGAAACCTGTCAAAGGCGGTTTATGGGTATGTATGCCCGAGGGTGGTAAATGGGCTTTTTCTTTCCGCACGATGGAACAAGCTTACGTTCATTATTGCATCACTTATGGGGAACCTGTGCCTAAAAATATGATGGATAATTTCTTAGGAGTACAAGATGTGTGAAGTCAAAGGTAGTATCTTTATGAACAGTAAAGGTGAGTTTGCTGTTCTTAGCACCTGCGAAAGCTTAGGCCCCGAGCCTAAGCTGAATGTGCAGTTTGTAACAGACATTAATCAAGCTAGCGTTATAAAGCGTGTAACGCGTAATATGCGAGCAAAGCTTAAAAATTGTGTTCGCTTGGTAGCTGTTGAGAAGCGGTCTGTTGAAATAGTAACAAATGAAGTATGGGATGACTAATGGCTAAACGACCATCTATTAAAGTGTTGCCTTTACTGTTCTACAAGTACCAGAAAGGTGAGGGGTTCTTTGCTAAGCACATGAACGAAAGGTACGATTATGAATTGAAGCATTATTACCGCGAGTGGTCGCCTATATTCGACCGTGACGGTATATACTATAACCGTAGAACTGGGGTATGCTGGTTTGAAACTAATGGCAAAGCTTACCTGTGCAGCAAGAAAGACTTCTTCAACGCGCTAGAGGGTTATGAAGCTTTAGAGCATGATATACAAACTTATCGATTGCTTAAGGCTATGTATGATTATAAGCCTGGCTTGCTTAGCGCCTGGCAAACTAAGTTCGTAAAGCGTTATAAGGAGGAGTTGAAAATACGTGATACTAAACGTCAAAGTTTAAAGCGTGTACGTATGTTCAAAAGGCGTCTTGGTTATTGGAGTGGCGAATGAGCT